GGTCGATGAACAGCAGCGCGCCCAGGTTGCGGCTGCGCTGGCATGCGGCGATGGAGCGCTGCAGGCGGTCCAGCAGCAGGCGGCGGTTGGGCAGGCCCGTCAGCGCGTCGTAGAACGCCAGGCGCTCTATCTCCTGCTCCGCTCGCTTGCGGTCCGTGATGTCCATGGTGAAGCCATGCGACACCACCGAGCCGTCGGGCTCGCGGTGCGGGACCGCGTTGGTCATGTGCCAGCGCACGCTGCCGTCGGCCATGCGCACGCGGTATTCGCACTGCCAGGGCACGAGCTTGCGCACCGACATGATGGCCGAGCGCTGCACCTGCGGCAGGTCTTCGGGCAGCACGCGGTGCATGAGCACGCCGTGGTCGGCCGTGACCTCGTGCGGCTCCACGCCCATGAATTCGCGCACGGCATCGCTGATGTACTGCACGCTGGTGGCGCCGTCGGAATGCAGCCGGTATTCGTAGATGAAGCCTGGAATGCGGCTGGCGATGCGCTGGATGAACAACAGCTGCTCGCGCAGCTGCTCGGCCGCGCGGTGCTCCTCCGTCACGTCCTGCACCACGCCCATGATGACCCGCACCCCGTCGCGCGGCAGCGTGTGCTGCACGCGCGAGCGCATCCAGCGCACCTCCCCGTCGGGGCGGCGCCAGCGGTATTCCACGTCGCCGCCCGCGCCTTGCTCGCGCAGCTTCTGGTTGAACACCGGCCGGTCTTCGGGGAGGATGCCGCTGACGGCCCGCTCGGGGTCCAGCCATTCCTGCCGCTCGAACCCCGCGATGTCGCACAGGCCGGGCGACCACAGCAGCACCGTCTCGCCGGGGTCCTCGATGCGGCGCCAGTGGCCCGTGCGGGCCATGCTTTCCATGGTGTTGAAGACCTCGGTCTGCTCGCGCAGTTCGCGCCGCACGTCTTCCAGCGAGCGCTCGGCAGCGGCCAGCGCGCCGCGCAGGGTCTCGGCCTCGGTGGCATCGCGCACCGTGACCACGATGCAGTCGCTGGTCACCCGGCGCGCGGAGAGGTCCCAGGCCAGCAGCAGCCGGCCGGTTTCGCGCACCACCTTGCGGCAGTCCAGCGGCGCTCCCACCTGCACCACGCCCTGCAACTGGTCGAGCAGCGGCGTGTCCGCGAGCAGGTCGAACACCTCGCTCGCGTCCGCGCCCGGCTTGCGCACGGCCCCCAGGCCCGGCATGCGGCGCGCCGCCGCGTTGGCCGCCAGCAGCAGCAGGCGCCCGTGCTGCAACCGGAACTCCATCAACGCCACGGGCACGGCATCGACCAAGGCCTGCAGGCGCGCCTGCGCCAGGGGCTCGATGACGCCGTCGCTGGCAGGCGCGAGAAGATCGGTCAACAGTTCGGACGAGATCACGGGGGTCTGGAACCTCTGAATCCTGGGGTTGGAATGGCATCGCAGCCCGGGCGGGCGCGAACGGTCACAGCCAAGCTGCCAGCATACATCCAAGAGTATGTCAAAACGTAACAGAGACGCAAAACTTGCCTGCAACGCCCTGAGGGGAAACCCCATGGGTGAACTGCTACAGTCCACGCCTCATTCCGCCGCCGCCCTCCCTCACTGCATGTCCGACACGTACGAGCACCATACGCCGATGATGGCGCGGCGTATTTACCTATGAAAATAGGTAATCCAATCCAAAATCTACGCCATTTCCTACGCCGCCCAGGCTCTAACCGAAAGTCCTGAACTGGCCGGTGTACCGCTTCTGGAGCCAAGACCCCATCCGATTCACGGCCGCTGTCACGACATCGGAGCCGGGTCCGCATAGCCACGTTTGAGGCCATTCGCTCAGGTGGCCCGCATCCCATGCCGTTCCCTGGATCAAGTAGGTTCCGTCCTCCTGATTCAGGCGCACCTTGTCGTCCCCGAGGTACACGGTCAGCGCGTTCACGTGTGAGCGGGCATCCGCGTCCAGCGAAGTGAAAAACGAGGAAACGCGAACGCCAATGCCGATGTCTCTGCTGATGATCCAGCCGGTGTGCAGCGGCCTGCCCAGGATCAGTTCTGCGGGAAGGTACACGCCACAGAAGCGCAACTCAACAAGCCGACATGGCCACGCGGCGTGCCGCCGGTCGGCTTTGGCTGCAATGCTTCCTGGGGCGCCCGTCGTGCGATACATGCCTGGTGGTTCCATAGCCCCAAGCGTACACGTGGACGTAGAAAAGCCCGCCGAGGCGGGCTTGAGAAGGTGCATGAAGCCGTCACACGGACGGGCACATACGCCACTGGGGCAGCGTGCTGCAGCGCTCGGCGGGCCGGTGGCCCAGGTCGTGGCGCTCGCGGGCGGTCAGGCCGGTGCGCGCGTGGGGCATCTTCTGCAGCTCGGGCTTGGGCTCGCTGAACAGGCTCAGGCCGTCGAGCACGCAAGCGGCAGCGGCCGACACGGCGCGGCGACAACGGTCAGCCAAGTCGAAGGCGGCACTGGCGACGGCGACGCAGGCGAGGACGGCGAAGGAAACGAGGCGGTTGGAACGCATGGAAATCTCCTGTTGATGGTGCCGCGGCTCACGGCGGGAATCCCTGGCCATGGCGGGCAATTCGTCAGGCGCCGGGGCGATCCGGGCGCGGCGTGCCGGCCAAGTCGGCGGCTGCATCGGCATCGGTCAAGACCGGGCGGGCCAGCTCGTCGCGCAGGCGGAAGCCGAGCAACTCCCACACCTTTTCCTCGGCCTGCTTGCGAGCCGCCTGGCGGCCGCGTTCGGCGCTATGCTGCGCCGGGTCTATGGCACCGTAGTTCACGCCGACAACCTTGGCGCCGTTGCGCAGGACCAGGACGCAGAAGGTCAGGAGGTCAAGCGATCCAGGCGCCGTGAATTCAAAAGAACGCAGCACGCCATCGGGGCACGCTTCGTTGTAGCCAGCGCCAGCAACACCGTCAAAGGCGGTGAAGTAATGCCCCGATACGATCTCAGCCTCGATGTCCGCAGGCGTCACGCGCGGGCCCTTGTTGGCCTTGGCCTGGATCTCGCGCTCCAGGGAGTCGGGGCCGGGGTCAACCACGGGGAGAGCGATGGATGCGGCCTGTGGAAGTGCCGCGCTCTTGTCGCCGAAGGTGTAGCGGCGCAGTTCGGCAAGCGTGCTCGTCCCCTCACGCTTGTGTTCGATGGCAGAGCACGCCGCGCCGATCAGGCCACGCGGCACGGCGACATGCTCTTCGTCGCCGAACACAACCGGACCAGGCGCGGCCTTGAGCGGTTCGCCCGGCTTCGTGCACAGGATGGCTTGGGGGTCGCTGGCCACGTCGCGGGGATCGCGCAGCGCGCCGGTGTGCGGATTGCACAGCGAATAGCCGGACTCGAACGCAGACGCAGGAGAGTAGGATTTGTAGCCGTCCTCATAGACCACGTAAAAGCCGCCGGGCTCAGGCTTGTGCTTAAAGTGCCAATCGGCGGACACAGGGAGCGGCCCATAGCCAGCCTCCTCAAACTGCAGGATGGCGAACTCGCTGTTCGATGAACCTTCGCCGATGGCTTTGATCTTCAGCGCCCACACTTGCTTATGGCACTGGTATTTCGGCATTTCACGGGATACGGTCATGGTTTGCTTTCAGTGGTGCCGCCATCCGGGCGGCGCGGGGTGGGAATCACCGGCCAGGCGCTGGTGAAGGTTCGGACATCAGCCGCGTGCCCTGCAGCCGCTTCCGCCATGCCTCCATACGCTGCGCGGCAGTCGTCGTATACGGCGTTGACGGCAGTGGCGTACTCAAGGACGGCGGCGGGGGGAGCGTCAGCGAGTCGGCGGGCGGCGTCGGCGTTCTGGTCGCGCAGCCCGTCAGAGACAGTGCGCAGATGGTCAACCTCAATGCGCAGGAGCGCTTCACGGGTGCGGGCGGCATTCAGGGCCTCCTGGTAGGTCTTGGTGATGGCGCGCTCATCGGCGCGGGCGGTGGTCACGGCGCGCAGGCGCTCGTTCGATTGCTCCAGGCGCACCTCAGCCACGGCCGCGTCCATGCGGGCATCCTGGAAGAACCACACCAGCAGGCCGGCCAGGAGGGCGGCGGCGGCGTGGGTGATGGTGGTCAGGCTCATGCGTCGCAACCCCTCCACCAGTACCACCACATGGCGAGCAGGATGGGGTTCATTGCAGAGCCTCGCATTCCTTGCTGTCGCGGTAGCCGCTTCGGGCCTCGGCGGCGCAGGCGCGGTATTCGCCCACAGCGCGTGCGTCCGGCTTGCCGCAGCGCTCCAGCAACTCGCCGGCCCGGAGATACCAAGCCGGCGCGAGGTCGGCTTCATCGCTGGCGGTCTGCAACAGCTCACACGCGCGATGCGCGGTGCCGGTGGGAACTACGGTGCAACCCATCGCCAGCACCGCGAGGAATAGCAGGATGAATTTCATGGCGCGGTCCTCCATTCGCGGCAGATCTCGTCGTTGGAGTCCCCGCGCAGTTGCAGACCCGGCAGCACCGTGGACACGCCGCGCACCGTGCCCCGATTCCAGCGCGGGTTCTCGCGGCACGCCCCCTGCAGATCGCCCGCGTTGGCCTTGCGCCGCATGGTGCTGGTTTCGAGGTTGGGGGCGCCCTTGTTGTGCACGAAGTCGATGAACGTGCCCTGGGTGAATGGGTCGTAGCCGGCCCAGTAGGTCAGCAGCGCCTGGGCCTCGCGCTCTGCCTGCAGGTAGCGCTTGCGCTCCAGCAGGTAGCAATCGATGGGGCTGTACCAGCGCCCAGCCACCACCCCCTCGCCCGTGATGCCGTTGCACACGGTCAGCGGTTGGCCCTTGCCCAGCATGTCGATGTACGGCGTTCCGATGTGCTTGCCGCTGGATTCGTAGTAGGCGCCCATGACCATTGCCACCTTCACGGCCGCACTGGTGGCGGGGTCGGTGGCCACAGCCTGCACGTACTCGTCGCGCAGGGCCTCGTCGGTAGCCTGGGTGGCCCAGTATCCCCCGGTGGCGAGGCCAGCGCCGATCACCAGAGCAGCCAAACGCGATGCGAGCCAAGGAGGAACACGCGCTGTCATTCGTCGGCTCCCATCTCGCGCAACTCGCCCAGATCGCTGTCGCTATGAAAGATCGGAGTGCCCGAGATGCGCATGAGCTGCATCCGAAGGCTGCGTTCTTCCTCCCGGCGCTCCGCTTCGCGGGCCAGGAGCGACTTCATGGCAGCCTGCCGCTTGTTCGCTTCGCGCTTGTAGTACCAGGTGATGAGCAAGCCGACGATGGCCACGGCGGCACCGACATAGGCGGCGATGTCGGTGGCCGACATCTTGCCGGCCACAGCCACGGAGCCGCCGATGATCGTGGCCTTGTTGCCCGCCGCTCCGATGGCTTCGAGGGTTTCGGTTTTCATGAGCCCGGATGATTCCGGGCGGGGTCCAGAACGTCGAACCCTATACGGGGGCGGTGGGCCAGCCTGCAGTCACGTCGATGTCCGCCAGAGCCTCGGCATCTTCCCCAGCAGCATCGATGGCGTCCTCGATGCGTTGCCGCACTCCCGTGAGCGCACCATGAACCACGCGGTAGGCGTCATCCTTCGCCGCAATGCGTTGCGCCAGCTCCAGCCGGTCCAGGCCGCGAGCAAGCGCTGCAGCGTCGATCCACGGGGTAGCCGCCTGGGCCTCTGCGATCAGGGCTCGGGCTTCGCTGGTCTGCACTGGCCAGGACTCGCGCTCGCTGGGCGGGTAGCCCGCCGCGATCACCTGCATGCGGGTCTCGTACTCGGCAGCGAGCGCGGTGCGCAGTTGCGTTGCAGGATCGGTAGGCTGGGCCTCGACAAGCGGGCCGTGCTCAACCACGAGGAAGCCGATGTTGTAGATCATCGCTGCTCCCGGATGATGTGCGCCAGTACCGTGTTCGATGCGTGCGTCGCAGTCGTGGTCGGCGTGTAGTGCACAACGAGCGAGCGTTTGACCTCGATGCCCGGCTCGGGGAGCGCGTAATAGGCAGCATATCCGAAGGATGATCCGCCCGGACCAGCGGATCCGATAAGCACATTGGCGTCACTGTTCGCACTCTGGATCGACGCATCGAACACGCTACGACCGTCGATTGCAACCTCCAAGCGACCTCCGTTAGCAGCACCTTTCATGAAGCCGAGATAGCAGATCAAACCTCGACCGCTCACCGAAAGAATCTGTGTGCGCGCCCCCGCAGCGATGACCCCTGTCGCCACCTTGACCGCACCGTTCGCAAAATTTGCCCCGCTCGCCGCAGCTTGCGAGTACGGCGTGATACCACCTGGCAGCGCAGTGACTCGCGTGTAGCTATCAGCCACGTAGTTGGTGGTGTCGTCAGCCGGGTCAGTCGTGCCGCCACCTGTTGACGCGGTGCGCCGGTATTCTTCGCCATCAGTTGGGCTGACGACAACTTCCCACTGCCGGACCGTCATGCCAGACGCCCAAGTACGCATCGTGTTCTCCAAGAACATGTAGGTGCTGGCAGAAAGGCCAAATGCCATTCGGCCTTCGTCAGTGACTAGGTACGGCTCCCCCTCCGCCAGTCCGTTCGCGCCGGCAGCCGAATCAAGCTGCGCACGCGTGCCGCGCTTGAAGCGGATCTTTGCCATCAGAAGGTTCCGCCATCCACGGTATCTACGGCCAGCGTCACGAAGCCGTTGCCGCCGTCCTTGGACCACGACAGGCTGGAGTTGAGGCGGACCACACCGTCCGTTCCATCCGTGCCCCAGATGTAGCCGGCCGTCCCTCCTGCCACCACGGCCACCTTCTCATCGGTGGAATCTTCCGGGATGTTCAGAGCGGTCTTGAAGGCGTTGAAGGTGATCTTCTTTTCCTTCTGTCCGCTCGACTCGCTGGCATCGTGCAGGATCAGCAGGTCTTCGGCGCCCGAGATCGACGCCAGCGTGGCCAGATCCTCGATTGCCGGCACGATGGGCAGCTTCGTCGTGGCGTCCGTGGCAACGTGCAGCGTGCCACGGTCGGTGGTGACCATGGGCTCGCCCGCGAGCATGCCAGAGGTTGGTAGGTTGGCCTTGAGGCCGCGTTTGAGCTGTAGTCGTGCCATGTCGTGGCTCCTTAGAAAAACGTACCACCGTCAATGACGGCCAATCCAATGTTTGCCCTGGCGTCGGCCTTCTTCTGCTCGGTGTCGAACTCACTCAGGCGGTTCTCCACCAGCAGCGCACCGCTTGCATCGCCCGCTGGCCCGGGCACCCCGCGAGTGATAACCACCTGCGGCGGCGTCGGCTGCGACACGACCACCGCAGGGCCGCCTGGGCGCGTGACGACCACCGAGCGCTCCCGGTGGATGACCACAGCAGCCGGCTCGGCTTTCACGATGATGTCGGTCACGGCGTGCTCCATGGGCGAAGCTCCACCGGCAACTCGTACTGCGGCTCCTTCTCTCCGTTGGGCCGCGTCACGGTCACGCGCACCATGCACTGCGTCCACGCTGGCGGCTGGTCGCCATAGGAAAGCTCCGCGGTTTCCTCGTCCGTGAGCTTGAAGCGCATCCAGGCCCCGTCCAGCTCAATCTGGCCATCGTCCGTCGTCATGACCAGCACCACATCGCCCGAGCCGCAATCGCGCAGGAACTCGGCAACCGCCGTGCACCCCGTGTAGTCCTCGTACGTGATGTCGCTGTCGGGCACGGGAGCGCCGCTGCAAGCGTTCACAAGCTGGCCGCATTCCTCTCGCACCTTGTAGGGAACTGTGGCGCGCTCCAGCTCGGCATTCCAAGTGGTGCCCTGGTAGATCGGCGGCAGAGAAAGACTGGCCGGTGTGCTCATGTCCTGGACTGTGCCGGGCAACTACAGCCATGGCTAACCCTATACGGGGGCCTACAGCGCCACACTGGACGACATGGTGTTGCTCACACCAGCGCTGATCCCGTTCAGACTCGCGGCCGCCGCGTCACCAACCATCTTGAGGTTGGCCAGCGCCGCCTGCGCGCGCAGCTGGGCCGTTTCCGTAGATGCCCTCAAGTTCGCCTCCTGCGCCCGCTCCTTCAACTCAGCGTCTGTGATCTCCAACCGCAGGAACGGCTCCAGCGCCGCGGACTGGGCCTGGTAGAGCGCGACGAGCGTACGCGACGCCTCGTTCTTGAGCCCGCTCATCGACGTGGCCAACTGCGCGGCCGTCTGCGGCGCGAGCATCACGGTCCTCACATAGTCGCCTACCGCCTGCAGCGCCTGGGAGAACAAGGTCCCCGCCGTCGTGATGGCGAAGCGCACGTTCTCGACCTCCGTGTCGAAGCTCTTGATGGCGATGTCGCGGCTCTGCTCGGCCAGCTTGTCCCGGGAGTCCTGGCGAATCATCGCCATGTCGTTGAGCATGGCCCCAGGCGGCAGCGGCCAGCCGGCGCGCGCGTACTTCTCCTGGACCCCGGCCATGTCGCGCTCGGCCTGCTTCAGGATGCGGGCACGGCCACGCTCCCACAGGGCGGTCTCCACGGCGGCATTGATCCCCGTGCCGCCCTGGTTGATCGCGCGCTTGCACCACTTGATGGCATCCGCCAGCAGGCTCATATCCGGGAATGCGATGCCCACCATCTTGTTGAAGGCCTCATCGACCAGCGCCGACAACTCGGCGTTCTTCGCGTCGAAGTACTGCAGCGCGCTGTTCGGGTCGTCGAAGGTCAGCCCGGATGGTGGAGTCACCAGTTGCAGCGCCGTGTCGATGGACGGCGCACCGATCTGCGGCGCCGTCCCCACGTCCGCCTTGATCCCGTCGCCGAAGTCGAAAGCCCTCTCGAACCACTCCTGCGCGTTGTTCCACTTGGCGTTGATGACCTGCGTCGTCTGCAGGGCGGGTCCGGTGGTCCCGCTGGGAATGGTGACGATGTCCGTCATGGTCAGATCCTCCGCGCCGATTCGGCAGTCAGGAAGCGCAGGGCATCCACCTGGAAGGACGCGCCGCCGCAGTTGTAGAAGGTGGGCATCACGTAGCTGCTCCGCAGCCCGCGCCCCAAGTCGAAGCGCACCTCGCGCATGGATCGACCGTGGCCGCGCGCCGAGTAGTTGCAGGTCGCCGGCTTGCCGTCCACGAGGGCATCGACACGCATGCGCATCGCGCCCGCCGCCGTGCCCAGGTAGCAATAGGTCACGGTCTTGATCTGCGGGCTGCCGAAGTCGAGTTGGCCCAGGCCGAAACTGGCCTCAATGGCCTGGCCGGCATCGTCGTCACCATCGAGCAGGAAAAGTCCGTGCGCACTCGCCCCGAAATACCTGTCCCCGATTCTGGCCGCGCTGTTGAAGGCGTAGTTCTTGTACTGGGTCGTTCCGGCTGGATCGCCGGTGATGTTCAGCACGAACACCTCGTTCAGCCCCACTAGCACGCCAGGCGGGATGCCCACGTAACCACCCAGCAGGCCCACGAACGGCGCCGAGGGCAGCACCACATCCGCCAGTGGTTCGATGCCACCGCCGAGCAGGCCGCGCAATGCCACCGTGCCCAAGGTGAATTCAGCATAGGGAGCAAATCCCCCACCGAGCATTCCCGCCATGGGCTGCGTGGGCAGCATGCTGGCGGCAGCGTACGCGACCCCGCCCGAGAGAAGCCCTGTCATCGGGCCGGTGGCCAGCACCACCGTCGCTGCATGCGAGATGAATCCACCCGGTATGCCGATCATGGGGTGTGGTTGGGCTGCAGCGAAGCCCTGCAGCGGCGCCATGGTTGAGTTGGACGAGCCGTACTTCTTGTCGGTTGCCATGCCGGTCATGGGCAGCATGACGGCGTTCGACATGCCATAGCGGGCCTCGGGTCCGTGGGCATGACCATAGAGCGGCATCATCTGTGCCGCGCTCAGGCCGTAGGCAGGGGTCAGCAACCCGCCAGTGACACTACCAGACAACGGGCGCATGGCGGCGCGAGACTCCCCATACCTGCCCTGCGTCGCCAAGCCGGTGAGCGGCAACATGGCGGCGTGCGAGCGCGAGCGGAGAGCGCTGGCCGATCCGGCCAGGGGCGGGAGCACTCCGCGCGAGTAGTTCCACTCGGTCTCCGAAGCGAATCCATCCAGTGCCAGAAGCGATGCTGAGGAAAAGCCCCCTGCCGTCGCGATCAGCGCGGGGGACTCGATGGTGTCGCCACCCGAATACAGCGAGGCATCGAGGAACACCCTGCCGGTGCTGGGCGCGGTGCTGGTATAGACCAGGCCGTCGTTCCGAAAGTACCGGACCCGGCCGCCGATACGCTCGATCTTGAACGTGTCGCTGCCGCTGAACACCGAGTCCGGCGTCTTCGCGACGCCCTGCTCCATTACCTGGAACGTCTGGCGCCGGAAGTACAGGCCATGCTCGATGTTCAGGTAGCCGGCATCCTCGTCCACGTCATTGAAGCCCACCACCGCTCCGACAGCGGTCGGCACCCGGAATGTCGCCGCGCCGTTGCCGTCCAACTCCGCAATGGAGCGTGCACCCGCATTCCATCTCAGCCCGAAGTCCTGGACGACGGTACGGGGGCGATAGGAGATCGCAGCCTGGGCCTTTTGCTCGGGAAGCGCCGGGTGGAAGACCGTCGTCGCCACATCCTCGCAAACACGAACCGTGGTCAACACCCCCGGTGTTCCCGGAATCTGCACGTAGGTCACCTTGGCCTTGCCGCCCTCGATGGTGACCACCTTCGTCAACGAAGGCGACGTACCGCCTTCCGTACGAGTGACCAAGCGGCAGACGCGCCGTACCTCCGTTGAGGTGTAGGCCGCCTGGGCGGGACGGTACGGAATCGCCGCGCGCGCAGCCTGCTCCGGGCTGACCGTGATGCCAGTGTTCTTTTTGAGGGTGTTTGCCATCAGGGCCTCTCTGTCGCGCCGACGAGTGCAGTCCAGAACGGCGGCGAGACGATGGTGCCGAACAGCGGCTTCACGAGCAGGTATGGCGCAGTCGTCCCGCCCCAGAAAGGAACGCACGTCACATCGCCGCTGGGGTCCGGAACGGGTATGGGAGAAACGTCCGCCAGGCTGTCTTCCTCGCTGAGGTACAGCGCATTCACTTCCAGGCTCGGGCTGTAGGCAACCCAGCACAACTGCGCTCCGGTTCCCGGCGGAATGTCGGCATCGGGCGGGGTGATGTCGCTGACGCCCTCGTACCCATAGGGGTTGAGCAGGCCTTGCTGCGACTCGAATGTGCCCGTCGCGTGATAGACCGCGCTACCGTCCTGCAGCACCCGGTACACGCGCACCGCCGTTGGCGGGTAGGGGTCGTCCGAGTTGCCGTAAATGAACCAGGGCCCGCAGCTCAGGTAGAGGACGGCTATGGCATCCATCGCCAGTTCCTCGAAGACTGGCGCTCGTGCAAGCGCCACACATAGGTGACCGCATCCACCCGGGCGGGCTCGGCGATCTCGCGCAGCGCCGCGCAGCAATGCCGCCCGGCGAAGCGGCTGCCGTAGGTCTGCAGGTGCGGGGCAATGGCGCTGCGCCGCAAGGCGTGCAGATGGTGGCCTGCGATGGCGCCGTGTAGCTCCCCGTTCTGCAGCAGCACCATCTCGCGCCCAACAGCGGCGTCGTGATGTTCCAGCGCTGCGCACATGGCGGCCATAGCCCCGGGCAACACGTAGTCATCCGAATCCACGAAGGTGACGTACGGATGCACTCCCAACGCAAATCCCCGCGCCCGGCCGGCGGCGATGTCCCCCTCCGCACCGCGCACGACATGCACTGTGCATGGCTCGCTGGCGAGCGACTCTAGGCACTGCGCCAGCCAACCCGGCCGCGTGCCCGAGTGCATGAGGATGTGCACGTCGATCATGTTCTCAGAACGTGGGCAGGTTGATGCTGTATTCGTCCAGAGGCTGCTCGATGCCGCTGACCAGGGACGCAGACCCCAGGTTCATCTCGGCGCCGCTGGTGCTGACGCGCCCTTGCACACGCGGCTCGGTGGTGGATACGGTCCCCGTGTCAGAGGAGCCGACATGGCGGTAGTAGCCCGCCGTGCCGGTGGCGAGGTTCGTGCCCTTGAGCACGTCCGCCACGACCTTGGCCACGATGCCGTCCACGGCAGTCGCATCGAGCGTGAAGCCGGCGCCCGCGCCGTCCTTGTCGATGACGCACAGCAGCGTGCCGGTCTCGGCCGAGTCCGCGCTGGCAGGTTCGGAGCCGGTGAAGATGCGGATGGATCCGCCGGCCAACGCGGCACGCAGCGAACCCGTGACAAGCATCTGGTTGCGCAGGCCGGTGGAGACTTTGTAGGTCATGGTGATGGTCCTTTCAGGGTGGTGATCAGTTGGCGATCCAGATGCCGCCGGCCGCGAACGAGCCGAACTCGTAGAAGTCCTCGTCAGGGTCCGGGTCGGTGTAGAAGTCGTAGACCCGGTCCTGGCCGAAGGCGGCGTTGAACACGTCGCGGTGCGTGGTGGCAGGCTTGCCGGGTGCCTGGATCACGTCGAACCAGGTCGCGGCGCCTTCGGTGGACGTGGACAGGGGAGCAAGCAGCACGCCGGTGGACTCGGGCGGCCCATCGTCCGGGTACACCAGCCCAACCTGCGTGCGGTTCAGGCAGATCGCCCAGTGCCCGCCCGGGTGCGCGTGGATCTGGTTGCCCGGCAGGAGGGACGGCGTGATGAACCGCGCCGCGAAGGCCTGCTGCATCGCCAGCGCCGCGCCTTCGTCACCGCAAGGTGCGGAGCCGCGCGGGCGGCTGGGCAACAGCACGGCGCCCGCTGGCGGAGTGACGCGAGCGGCGGCCGGATCCGTCCCGAGCTCGGCAACGTCAGGCTCATAGAGGATGGTCCGCACCGCCTCTCCGCGCACGCGCAGATGGTGGTTCGGGTAGACGTAGGTGGTGTAGCGGTACCGCAGAGGCTGCGCCTGCCACTTGTAGCCAGCGTCGGTGCTCAAGCGCGAGTAGGAAGCGGGCAACGCGGCGGCACGTTGGTAGGTGCGCGTCACGAAATTCAAGAACCGCAAGTCCGCCACGTCGATGTGCGTCAGTTGGGTCGCCGGCATGTGGTGCTGCGAGATGTACCGGGCCCGCGCCAGGCCGATCTCGAAAGTCTCGACGGTCGTCGTTGTGGTCAACGGCAGGAAGACTCGCCCCGGGTAACCCGCCATGGTGCCGTCTGCCTGCGTGAAGGCCCGATCCTGGTCCGGCCCGGCCAGGGCGAACTCGGTCATGATGTCGGTCCCGTCGAACTCCCAGCGCTCGTTGTGCGCGAGGCACAGGCGCTGCACCACGGCTTGGCTGTCGTGGTTGCGTACCGTGTAGTAGGCATAGACGCCTTCGGCCCGGAACCGCCCTGTCAACGCACTTTCCAGGTAGGGTTCGTCGATGTGGTCGTGGAACCGCCTGCGGCTAATCGATCCCGGAGCAGTGACTATGCCCTGAAGCAGCGGACCGCCCTGGGCATGCTGGCAGTCGGCGAACAACTTGAAGGTGTTGGTGGCCGTTGGGTCGGCGGGAAACCCGGCCCCCTCATCGCTGTAGCCTGCGCCTGGCGTGAAGTGCACCTCCACCTCAGCCACCAGCAGGGCATCGTCCTTGAGGCCGGCGGCAGCGTCCACCGCCTGGGCGCGCGGCGTGGCCACGTAGTAGGCCGCGTCTACTCGATACCGCTTGCTCTGCTCGTAGGGCTCGTCGCGCAGCACGGTGAACGTAGCGTCGAAGTCGTAGGGATCCTCGGCGCTGGCGGTGATCTGGATGCCGAGCTCCACCAGGCCGGGCAGGTAGGTGAAGGCGGGCTCGTAGTTGCCGGGGTTGGGCACCCGCTTCCACTCGCGGGTGTCGAAGTTCACGATGGGGTTGATGCCCGTCTCGATGGAGCAGCCCACCAGTTCGCCGTTGATCATGTAGGCGCGGCCGAACGCCTGGTTCGACGTGGCGTCCCGCTTGAGGCGGTATTCGCGCACGCGCAGGTACTGCCAGTCGTTGTCGTTGGGGTCCGGCCGGTAGCTGCCGTTGGCCTCGCGCCCGGGCGCACTCTCTCCAAGGCCGGCATCCAGCCCCAAGGTGGCGTAGTAGGCATTGAAATGCCCGTCGGTCATGAGAGCCCGGCCGCCGACAACGTAATGGCGCGCGGGGTTGACCAGGCGCCGGGTCCACACCCACGTCCACGCCTCGACCCGCCGATGCGGGATGCTGGCGCAGCGCGTGCCCGTCTTGTTGAACTGCCACAGCCAGTGCTCGGTTTCCACGGGTCCGTCCGTGGACGGCACCGACACCCATTCGGGATAGGGAGGCAGGAACACCTTGGCCACGTTGGGCGGCAGGTCCGCGTAGGCGATCAGGTTCTCCGCGTACAGCTCGGGGTACTTCTCCACGTTCTGGTACTCGCCCAGCGGCCAGACCGTGAACCGCCCATGCGTGTCGGAGTGCACCACATAGTCCCGCGTGCCGCCGCCGGGCAGGCCGACCGTCTGCACTGCCGCGCGCCGGTACCAGACGTTGGGCCCCTGCTGCCGGCTGGCCCCCACGAAGACGCCCTGGCGGGTGTAGGCGCAGGTCTTGATGTCGAAGCCGGCATCGCCCACCAGTGGATCCGTCTGGCGATCCCCACCGGTGCGCAGCACGAAGTTGCTACGGTAGGAGTAGGCCGTCGTGCCTGGGCCTCGCTGCGGCGCGATGTTCCCCAGGCCATGCGCGGTACCAAGAGCCGAGGTCAGCAGGTAGCCGCCCTGGTTGTTCTTCCACCAGGTGTGCTCGGCCATCTTCTGGTCCTGCCAGCTCCACTTGGTGTAGAACCAGCCGGGCTCCGGCGTTGTGCCGTGCGAAGGCGTCAGCGAGGTGAAGCGGCGCGGCGAGACCACGGGCCAGGACTGCCCCGGCGCGGGAGTCAGGCTGGTGGAGTAGCGGGCCGTCGGCTGGCCGCCAGCGGTCAGATGCACTGCATGGCCCTGCGCGAAGTCGCTGTTCGGCTCGCCGGGAATCGCAACGCCGTCATCGTCCACTGGCGGCACGTTGACGTTTCCTGCCGAACCCAACCCGCCCAGGTACTGGCGGAAGTCGTCGTTCACCCAGAACTCGTAACCCGCCCTCTGCGGTTGCGCCCCCTGCGGGCTGGCGGGGTCCACGTACAGCCGCCCGTTCACCTTGCGCGACACCGACCCGTCCGGGTTCACGCGGTGCAGCGACGACGCGCCGAGCGCATCCAGGAAGCGCGCCTGGCGCTCCCCGGCGCCGCTTGGCACGCCGCGTTGGTGAGGGAACTTGCTGTAGTCCACGACTCAGGTGGGATTGGACAGTACCAGCAGAGCCGGGACGCGGATGACAGTGCCCGAGGGATAGGTCACGGGTGCTTCCAGCTTCTGGATCGCCAGCAGCACTCCGGTGGTAGCACCCTTGCCCGCGCTGGACACGATGGCGAAGGCCCGGACGGTCTTGCCCGCGCTCAGCGTGAACTGGCCCAAGTTGCCGGCGTTGTCAATGGCGCCGCCTGCAGCCGCATTCGCCGCGAACGCCGGCCGCGTGGACTCGGTGTAGGTGGTGATCTCCGTGGCCCGCGCGACGATGTTCGCCGCAGTGTCGTCATCCTGAGGCGTGTAGTCGCCCTCGTAGATCGCGATGCGCCAGCTGGAAATGGGTGTCTCGCCGCGGATGGCCGCGTTCATCAGGTAGTTGCGCCCTTCGGCGGGGTAGTAGATGGTCATGGCGTTGTCACTCCGAATCGAGAGGTGATGAGGTGCTTGTCCCCCTGTTGCTCGCGCACCCAGGTGAAGCCGGACTGGGCAGGGTTGAAGGTCAGGGCTGCGTCCTGCGGCACCGACACGGCGCCGCCGGGCCTGGCGATCACGGCGCCCTGCTCTCCCTGCCAGTACGCGGTCTGCGCGCGCTTGTCGAAAACGGCGGACCCCGGCAAGGCGCCGTAGGGGAGCACCACGACAGGGGTGGTGTTCAGTGGGTCTCCGGCGATCCAGTACGTCTTGTCCGCGCAGACGTAGATACCGTCCTCGCAGGGCTGGACCACGCTGATGTCGCCGGGGAAAGGGATGAAACCGCGCCCGGCGTCGTACAGGCCGTAGCGGTAGGGCTCGCTGATGTAGAGCCATCGGCCGCGGGCCACCAACAGGGAGCCGCGGTAGTGCGCCAGCGCATGACCGGCGGGCATCACGTCCTTCATGAAGGTGTCGCACGGCCCGCCGTTGTTGCCCAGGCTCAGGTAGTCGCCGGGGGCGATTTCGTTGAAGACCTCGCCATCGGGGCCCGTGGCGTAGATGCGCGTCGAGCCGGACAGGCCAGTGAACGCGATGCCGCCGCCGTTGGGCAGTGCGATCTGGATGGGTTCGGTGCTGGGCGACTCGCCATCCTCACCCAATGCCGTGAAGCACACCTGGTAGCGCCCAGGCGGCAGTCCCCCTGCCGTGGCAGTAGCCACCGGGACCGGGTTGGGGCCGGGCGTGACGAGCGCGCGGGCGGCGGTCTCGGAAATCCGGCCGATGCGCTCGCCGTTCGTCCAGTACACAAGGCCATCCGGCAGCCGGGCGTAGCTCATTCGCCCCAGCCCTACCCCGGCCTGCACCACGGTGCGCTCCAGCGTATCGCGGTCGATGCGCACGAGGTCGCCGTTGCAGACCGCATAGGCTCCCTGGTCATCGGACCACAAGGAATGCCAGCTCCCCTCGGCGGAAAGCGAGAAGCCCCGGCGCCGGCGGATGAACCCGTCAGCCGTCAGGTCGATGTTGCTCGCCACCCTCAGCCATGCCGCCGTCGCGCGGCTGGGCAGCGTCATCTCCATGCGCGTCAGCGCCAGCCTGTTGTTCAGGCCGAGGATGCTGCTGATCTGGTGGGTCTTCGCCATGCCCGGGAGTGTTCCGGGCGGTGGGCGGTAGGTCGAACCCTAGAAGGGGGCGGTAGGTGGGCCAAAAAGTGAAAAAGCCCGCGCTCGGCGGGCTCTTGGCTCTTGTGGGACAGTCAGTAGGCTAAGGTGAACATGCCTGCGCTGCCGTTGTAGACCATGGTGCAACGGTCGATGATGTCTCGCCCGATCAGGCCCTCAATTCCTTGGGTGGCAAAAGACGTCTCGATCACAGGTAAGGCGCCAATGTAGAAGCCACCGCCACCTGTTCCATTGTCAGGAATGAAAACGGATACGTCGTACTGATTGCAGTAGACAGGAACGCCCGCCGTGGAGGGTGTTTGCATGGGCACGTTCCCGGTCGCGATCAAACCAAGGCTCGCGACGAAATGTGGATCAACGCAACTCGAAGACGCCCCGGTATCAACCAAAAACGTACCCGTGACAAACTGCGGTACCGGGAGCTGAGCTGCGTTCATCGCAGCGGTTCGAGGAGCGCTCACCCCTACCAGCATGGTCAGAAGTGGCCCCCCAGGAGTCAACGCTCCGTTTATGCTGGGCATCGTGCAGCGAAATCGCGTGTGAAATACGAAATTTGTTCCGCCGGAGCGATCCGTTTCACAAGGAAGGGCTGCAACTGGAATTTCTCATATCCAAATTTCAGCGCGTCCTCGTAACTATCGTACACACCGACAACACTTGTTCCCTTCAGTACTGCGTACTTGCCAATCTGGCCTAGCAATGTTGGCAGTTTTTCCCGGTATGTGTTCAGTTCTGTGTCTAGATTGGCCATGGTGTGTTCCTTTGCAGCTTTGGGGCTAGTCAAAGAGCCTCCATTCGATTGTGGAGGCGTTTTGTGGCTCGTAGTGTACAAAAAACACTGATTCCGCTGTGCATTAATAGCTTTCATCGATGCTGTTTGACCATAGACGCCACGTTGTTGCTTACTGGCTGAGGCCGTGATAACTACAACCTGCTCCTGCTACATTCCCCCCATGCGCCCCACCCTCGCCCTCCTGCTGCTGATCAGCGCCACCGCAGCGAGCGCACAGGTGCATCGCTGCAAGGACCCATCGGGCAAGCTGATCTTCTCGGACCGTCCATGCGAAGCGGGGCAAACAGGCGAGATGATTCAGCGCAAGCGGACGCAGCAGGAGATCCTGCAGGAGCGTGAGCAGGCCTACAGCGCCGAAGCTCGCAAACAAAACCAGCGCCTGGTCGAGCAGGAGCGCGAGTTGGCCGAGCAACAGCGGCGCAGCTTGCAACAGCCGGCATTGAACGTGGCGCCCCAGCCCGGGAACGACTGGGCGGCCCGCAAGGCCCGTGAGAACGCCGCCACCGCTGCGGGAAGCATCACGAACAACGGTGGGAAATGGGATCGCGCAGCGGAAGCCCAGCGTGAGCAGGATCGTCGGGACGAAGCTCGACGACGTGCGCTCGCGGCTGCAGAAGAAGAGCGTCGCAATCCAAAGCCGGCAACAATGAGCTACTGCCATGGCATGAACTGCACCGACGCAGCTGGAAACCAGTACAGCCAAATACCAGGGATGCCCAACCAGATGAACCGTTCCGATGGCAAAACTTGCATTAGGGCCCCAGGCAACACCAACAACTGGAATTGCAACTGAAGTGCTACATTCCGGCCATGGCCCAGTTTGACCCCTACAAAAAGCCCATGAGCCTCGCTGAGAGCGAGGAGCTCTTGAAGGGGCATGATCAGAACGAGGCCTCGAAGGATGCTTGGAAGTCTTTCGGTGGACTGCTGCTTTTCATTCTGGCGCTGGTAGGTATCGCACTGGTTGCATTCTTGAGCGTATCGGTGAAGATCGTGGGCTGGATCGTTGGAATCGCTGGCGTTGTCTACGCCCTTGGCGCTATCGCCAATACCACCCGCAAGTAGCTACTCTTCCTCCCTCCGAGCCATCGCGGCGAGTGCCGCAGGTCCAGCAGCACGATTCAATTCAACCCTTTCTGCAAGACTCCGCACCAGTTTTGGCGAGGTTACTTTGCGCGCCGCTGCATTTGCGATTGCGGGCGTTGCGAGCGCCCCGGCGATCATCAAGGCGTTGCCAGACGCCAGCCCGCCAATAAGCGAACTGGCCCAAGCGCCCAGGCCAATCTGCCGCGCCGTCCCCGACGGATTCGCGAACACCTGCGATCCCTCGCGCCGGTTGGCCGCCATCTTCCCCATCATCTCGATCTTCTGGCGAAGCCCAGGGAAGCCCGCATTGGCGAACAACGCCATGCGCGCAGGCCCGGACATTGCGGCCAGGTTGGTCAGGAAGGTCTCGCTGCTGAAGGCATCGCCCATCTCGTTCTGAGCACTGTTGCGCGCCCGGCCGAGACGCTGCAGCACGGCAGCGGCTACCTCGCGGCGGTTCTCCAGCGGCATGCTCTTCATGAGTCGGCTGATCTGCGTGCCGCCATCGGAGAGCCCGCTGGTGGCGGCCTTGAACACGCGCTCCGGCGCTTCCCGGCTCACGATGCTCTCCAACTGATCGAGGCGCTGCATGCTGCCCTTGGTGTACTGGTTCGCGCGGCTCCAGGCTTGCTCAGCTTGAGGGCCTGCAGCCTGGGCGGCCGTGCCGAGGTCATCACTCAATGCTGCATAGAGGGCTCGCCACTTGGAGCGGGGCACGTCGGAGGTCAGCGAGTTCTCCGCGATCTCCTGCCCCACCATCGTGCGCAACTTCTGGATGGCTTGGTACGGCAGCTGGCCGGCGGCCGGTGCGACGCCGGTGGATGCCATGCCCGGGGCGATGTTTGCCAGCGTGGCGCCCTCCACGTCCTTGAGCATGGCTCGCTCGATGTTGCCCATCTTGGCGTTGCGGAAGAACTGGGACAGGTTCGGAGCACCTTCGATGCCCTCGTTCAGTGCCTTCAGCGCTTCCTGCGTGCGACTCACCGACACCGGGGCGTCAGCCGGGATGTACTTGTCGAGGTTGCTGTAGAGTATCTTCTGGGTGGTCTTCACGCTGTCCTTGAAGGCGTTAACGCCGCGCGTGATGGCCTCGCCGGCGCCCCAGCCCGTGGCGTTGGGAGCAAGCTCCTGCGACAGCTTCTGCACGCTATCTTCCAGCGCCTTGGACTGCACCTCCGCGCGCCGCGCCATCAGGCCGGACCCGCCGATGACATTGGACAGGCCAGTCTCGGCCGCCTGCAGGGTGCGGGACTGCGTGGCCTGGCCCAGAGTGGGCGTGGTGCCGGCGGCTTCCTCGAAGGTCTTGATGTTCTCTGCCACGCGCTGGCGGCCGGCCTCGCCACCTCGCAGCGCGCCGCGTACGATAGATTTGCCGGCAAACGGCAGCGCAGACGGCGCCAGGGAGCCCGCGACGTTGGCCACGAGCTGCGCTCCCTCCCCGCCGCCGCCTTCGCGCGTGACACCTGCAGCGCCCTGCCCGGCCGCGCCGCTGGCCACCTGCATACCGGGAGCCGCAGACAGCGTCTTGCCCACGGCCTGGGCCACGCCGCCGGTGGCGTTCGCCAGCCCTGCGCCGGTCGCAATCCCTGTCACCGCCGAGGCGCCGCCCCGGTTGATGTCCTGCACGACACGCTCGCTGGCGGTTTCGGCCACTGGCAGGCCTGCGGATGTCATCAGGTTGTTGGCGGCCTCGCCAAGCATGGGCAGCCTGGCGCCGTTTTCCTTGCCGCGCACGGCGTCGAGCACCGCATTCACGGGCTTCGCCACCAGGTTGTCGGTGACCATCGCCGGGATGTCAGTCAGGCCTTGCACGAGACCGCGCGTGCCGATGCCGACGCCGCGGGCGGCGCTTTCTGTGAGCGAGCGCTGTGGAGCGGCAGGAGTGCGGGACGGCAAGCTGGCCAGCAGGTCGTCGTCGCTCATCTTGGAATAGTCGGCCGCTGCCGGCGCCGCGGTTTGACCGCTGGGCGCCGCCGGAGCTGGCGCTGCACCGGTAGATGCTGCGGGGTTGCGCGGCTTGAGTTGCGACAGCAGTTCGTCGTCACTGACGCCGGAGAAGTCTTGCCCTGCCATCTCAATACCCCAGTTCTTTCAGGCGCGCGGCGAGCGCCGGGTTGCTTGCTGCACGTCGCTGGAGCTCGGCAAGCTGATCCCCGCTGGCTGCCGCGGGCGCTGCAGTTGCCTGCGGCGCATTCGATGCTGCGTTCGCCAGCACCTGGTTGACGCGCTTCTCGCTGTTGGGAACTTCGGCCAAAACGCCCGACGTGGCTATTTCGCGGTTCTTGCGCTTCTGCTCGATGACCGCAGGCGTGTCGCCGACCTGCGGGAAATACTGCTGGCGAGCGTTCGCGAACTCACTGTCGGCGATGGCTGCGCCCGACTCGCGACGGAGCACGGCATTGATGAAGTCGCGCTGAGCCTGCTCGACTTGCTGCTGCCCTCCGCTCTGGGTCCAATTCGCGGCAGCGCCCAAGCCAATGGCATCGGCGCCACGCTTGATGAGCCCTGGCTGATCAACGCCTTGGGCAGCGAGGCTGTCCAGCACAGCTCCTGCCGTCTGCATGCGTGTGCCGAACTGCAGCGCCTTGGACTGCACGTCGTTCAGCGGCGCCTTGCTGCCGCGCACGTTCGGATCTGCTGGGCCACCTTGAATTGCCTCCAGTCCACCGCCAGCGGCCCACCGATAACCCGCTGGCGGCTTGTTCTCCTGCTGCGCCCTAATCCTTGCGGCCTCTGACGCGCCCTCAGCAGCGATCCCCGCCCGCGTGTTGTTCCCCCGCTCGGTGATGAGCGTGCGATCCAGCGCGGCCATCCGGTCCGCTGCCGCGTTCGCGCTACCGGCGGCCACCTGCATGCCCGCGCGCTGTGTGTCGCCCTGCTCCCGCATCGCGGCCAAGTCCACGCCCGGCTGCGCACCCTGCAGCGCCAGGTCGTTCTTGAGCATGGCCTGATAGGCCGCCACGTTCCCATCCTGATCGGCCTGCCCGTTGACCACCCGGCCGCGCCAGTCACGCTCGGCGCCGCGGCTCCACGCCGGGCTGTTGGTGATGCTGCTGGCCGAGGTCTGAGCATTCTCCAGCGCCTTGCGGGCTGCCCAGTCGTTGGTGCTGTTGCGCACCACCGGCGCAGCCACGCCCGGCTGGCCGCTGCCGGGGACAATGCCAGCCGCTGCAGCGAGGCCCTGGCTAAAGGCAAGGTTATCGACCGCCTGCATGTTCTGGGCGCTCACGCCCTGCCCCGGAACAAGACCTGCTGCAGCGGCGAGACCTTGCGGCGCGGAGCCACGGGGAGTCTGGCCGTTGATCGTGATGTCGCCAGCAATGTTGCCGCCGGAGTAGCTATTGCCCTCCCGGGTCACCGAGCCGGACGCGGGCATGGCGGGTGGCGCCAACGCGGCCTGGGCTAATGGGCTGGGCGTTGCCGGCGGACGGCTGCCTCCAGGCACGACACCGGCAGCTTGTGCCAAGGAGACGCCAGTGGCAGTAGGCACTGCAGCGACTGGATGGGTCTGCGCATAGCTCGCCAAGCCCTGCTGCGACGATGAGGGCGCCGCGCCCTGGCCAGGCACAATCCCTGCAGCCTGAGCTATTGGATTGCTCGGCACGTTTTCCACCGCTTTCACCCCTGCCCGCTCAAGCGGGCCTTGGGCTCCGCCGCCGGGCGTTACGCCAGCCGCTGCGGCCAAGCCGGGGGGCGCAGGCGGCTTCGGTACGGCTGGAGCGGTTGGCGACTTTGCTGCCGCCCAAGCCGCCTGGCTGAACTCGCTGGGTTCGGGTGTCGCGGCCTGGGCCGTCATGCTCCCGAACGTGCTTCGCGGCTGCACAGTGCCAGGGTTGCGGATCGCCGCCACGGCATCGCCGAAGCTGTTCGGCCTTGGCGCAGGCGGCGCGGCAGGGCTCTGCGGGTAGCCCATGCCACCGAGTTGCTGGCCCAGGCGGTTCCAATCGTCACGGGTTGCCATTTCTCAATCCTTTCAGGCAATAGGCCCTGGCATCAAGTCCGGGCCTTGCCGTACCCATTCCTCGTTGCGCCCGCTGGCCTTGGAGCCGAACTCGGCTTCGAACTTGACCAGGTGCACGGCCGCCTTGCGGTCGTTGTACAGGTCGTTGTCCTCACGGCTGTAGGCTCGATAGAGCATCCAGGGGACCAGCCCGCGGTGCAGTTCCGGCCGGATCTCTGGGCGATCCGCTGGCGTCTTCATCTCCTTGAGTGGCAGCCGCTGGACGGTCAGGCGGATGGTCCCGGCGGCTTCGGGCCGAGGCCACAGGTGCAACTTGCCGGTGGTCATGCCGGTGATGAGCCGCTGCGGCCGGGCCTGCAGTGTCTGAAACTGCCACCCGGGCATGTAGCAGTCCATCTCCTCCACGGTGAACGCATCTGCGGGATGGCCGTCAACGAAGGCACGGAGCACACGGATAACGCGGCGGTCCAGATCTACAGTCTCATCCCCTGCGGCAAAGCTGATCGTGCACATCGGACCCGCCGAATCGCGCAGCAGTTGGCCGCGCCGGCAAGCCTCGTCCTGGGCCTCGTTCGCGTAGATGGTCAGCAACTCATCGGAGCAGAACATCTGCTCCTGACCATCGAACGCGTCCGCCCGGTACAGGGCGATCAACTCGGCCAGGGTCATGTCACTGAGCCTCGGCCAGCAGGCTCCGCAGCCAGGCAGCCCCGCGAGGATTGCTGTCGCTGACCACGGTGAAGGGGTACTTCAGCGAATGGTGCCGCTGCAGCACGTTCATCGCTTCGCCCATGCGGTCATCGAGGGTCTGGCGGAAGTCGGTGCGCTTGCAGCGCGCCAGGCGCGCGACGAACTTGCGCTTGACCACCTGGGCTACGTCGCGGCGGAAGAACTGCGTGACGCCGTTCACGCCGACCTGCACCAAGTCGGTTTCCTCATCGTTGCCGGAACTCAGCACCATGACCGTGACGGGCTCGTTCATGAACGCCTCGTTCTCCACGTCGCTCAGGTCCGCAACGCGGTCGATCGCTTCCACGTCGCTGCGGCCGATCTCGCCGATCTGGATGGGGGTGTCACGCCCCAGGTACTGCTTGGTCGCGTCCGTTGCGCTGCCTCGTGCCATGTGTGTTCTCCTGTGATGGTGGTGAAGCCCGCCACGGATCACCATGGCGGGCTGGGTGGTTAGCCTTGGGCTTCGTACAGGCAGGTCTTGGATGCCAGGACCGCGGCCAGCGTGGCGTTCTGCAGCACGCGGAAGCCGTGGGCGTCCACCGTGATGCCGCCGTTGGCCGTTTCCAGCGTGCGGGTGCCCGCAGCGGCGGTCTTGAGGCAGGTGTTGGCGTCCATGCCCTCGAACCACTCCACCTCGACGCGGTCTGTGAGGTTCACCCAGCGCACGTAGCGCGGCTTGAAGCCGGTCAGCACACGGGTGGAGTCGGTCGCCGTGATGGCAGTGGCGTCGTACACGACCTTGCCGCGCGCAGAGCTGGGCGAGTCTTGCTTGTCGGAGTTGGTGCGGGTCTGGCCCGCGATGTTGTCGGCCATGATGGGTTCTCCTTACGGCTTGGTATTCAGGGTGATCGGCACAGCGTCGGTGTCCTCGGCTTCGTCGATCAGGGTGTTGAGCTGTGCTGCGATGGCCTGCATGTCCCCCAGCAAGGACTGGAGGACGGCCTGCAGTTCGCGCTTGTCGGCGTTGCTCAGCGGCGAGGCGCTGATGCGCCGGCTGATGGATTCGGGCATGGTGATCTCCTAGGTTCAGAATGAGGGGCCGAAGCCCCTCATTCAAATCAGGCCAGGCTCGACACGCCCGCCTCGCCGACGGCCATCCAGCCCTGGTTGAGCAGCATGCAGTTCATGTAGAACTTGGCGCCCACATAGCCGCGCTGGCCCAGCGGGTCGCTCTTGTCCTTCACGCCGGGCGGAATGTAGGTGGGGTCGATGGAGTCCGCGCCGCGCAGTGCGAGTTGGCCCCATGCGTCTTCGCCCGCCACGATGAACGGGTAGACGTCCACGTTCGTGCCGCCCATCAGGCCCGTCGAACCGATGGCCGCGCCTGCGTTGAGATACGGCGCCAGTTCGGGCGAGGTGATGAAGCGGTAGTTCTCCACGCTGCCCAGTTCGTACTGGCTCACCGGCTTGCGTGTGCCGTACTCGGCCACGGGCGTGAAACCGGGCAGGTCGCGGATGTCGGACTCGGCATCCGTGTGCACGAACACCAGGTACGACGCTTCCACCGCTTGCGTGGCGATGTTGGGCGACGGCGCCAGGATGCCCGTGATGCGCTTGGCATGGTTGGCCTGCAGGTTGCGGCTGATCTTGCGCAGCATGTTCAGGCTGATCTTGGCGTTCACGCCCGTGCGGTCGCTGCCGCCGCTGTAGAACGCGTTCGCGCACGACTTGAGTTCGCCGTAGCGGATCATCTCGCGCACCAGGGCCACGCGCTCGCCGCACTGCTTCTTCATTTCGGGGGGCACGTCGTCCTCGTAGGTGTCGGACACCTGGTCCGTCAGTTGATACAGGCAGCCGAACTGCTTGATCTTGACGGAAATGTCCTGCGGCACCAGCGTGTCCGCCGATGGCGTCACACCCTCCTGCAGCTCATGGGCCACGGGATCGGCGATGGGCCGGTTGATGGTGTTGAAGTTGGTTGCCGCAGCGCCATACGGCAGATAGCGGCGGTACACCACGGTCTGGCCGTTGTTCTTGGGCAGCGCGCGCTGCATACCGGTTATGCCCAGCACTTCGACGGCTACGGCGTGGGCGAGGATTTCGCCCTTGAGTTTGCCGATCCGCTCTGCGGGGTTGGTGGTCGTGAATCCCATTTTGTTCTCCTTGCGGCCCTATCGGGCCAACACTGACTTGAATCCAGAAACGAATGCGTCCTGCTCGGTGGGCGCGGTCTGGGGGCGCGGTGCATTGCCTGCCGGCGTCGTAGCCGCCTTGAGCCGCTGCTGACCCTTGGCGGCCTTGTCGGCTGCGGCGGTGCGTGCGGTGGCCCATTGGTCGTACTGACCGAGCACGGCAGACAGCTCATCGGCGGTGTGCGCCGTGTCGAAGCTCGCCTGCGTCCCTTGGGTGGTCATCCACAGGCTGAACTCCTGCGAAGCCACCTTGTCGCGCCATCCCTTGTGCATGCGGTCCATCACCAGCAGCTCCAGGGCCACAGGATCGGCGCCGGCCTGTGCCGGTTCCTGCTGCGGCGCAGGCTGCTCCTGGACGGGTTGCTTGGCGAGGCCCAGCGCCTTGACGTACTGCGCCACCTCGGGGAAATCGTCCTCAAACTGCTTGAGCTCGGGCGGCAACTCGGGCACGGCGGCCGGGGCTGCTGCTGGCGCGGGGCTTTGCTGGAGCCGACGGTTCAGCTCCCCAATGTGCCCATGCGCCTTGTCCAACTGGCGTTTGATCTGCTCCACCTCGGCGGCATTGCTGAACAGGCGGTGCAACTCGCTGCGCTTGAGGCCATCCAGCAGCACCGGGTCGTCGTCCAAGTCACCCGCCTTCGGCTCGGCCTTGGCGGGTTCTGCGGGAGTCTCCGGCACCGCTTCAGCGGGCTCTTGCGCTTGCGGCTCTGCAGCAGGCTCCGGTTCCGTCACCTCGGCCACCGCGCCTTCCGGCGCTGCAGTGGAGGATGCTGCGGATTCGGGTTCACCGTTGAAAGCGCGCTCGAATGCGGCCTGTTCCAACTCTTGTTCGTCCATGCGTCATGCACTCCTATGCGTCAGACCGAGGCCAGGGCTCAATAGCCGCCGGTGTCGGCAGTGGGGGCCGGGGCTGGGTCCGCCAGCGCCAGCAGTTCTTTCCATACCGCGATACGCCCGCGCAGTTCGGCGGTTCGCGTCGCGTCCATCGAAGGGCTGTCGTTCCTCTCGCGCAACGTGGCCAAGCGGGCCAGAGCGTGTTGCTCCAGTGCGCGCCACGTTGGCGAGGTGAGATCAAGTCCCTTCATGACCAGGGAGTGTTCCGGCAGAGACACTGGCTGGCGAACCCTAGACGGGGGAAGCCCCATCCGCCTCTGGCGTCTCGATGCCCTGGCGCACGCCGACCAGAGGACTTGCAGGATTCGGCGGCGTGCGCGGGTCTGTGTGCGGCCCGGCTGCAATGACTGGCTCTGGGTCGTCCGGCGGCGGCATTCCTCCAAGGCCCTGCGGCACGATGGGCGCAGCGTCCTGGTCCTTGAACCCCACGGAGCGCGCCAGTCCGTCCGCCAGTCCTGCCACGGCAGGGTTCACCGAAATCAGCTGCCCCGTCTGCACACCGCTGTACAGCGTCTCCATGCCGGTGTTGGTAGCGTCTGCATCGGCCTTGCGCGCCTGGGCGGCGAGCAGCACGGCCTTAGCCTGATCCACCGGGCTCTGCCCCTGCTGGGCACGCTGGGCCTTCTGCTGCTCGTCGAGTTGGAAGTTCTTCGGGTCCAGGCGTTGGCCCTTGCACAGCTCCGCGAACAGCTTGGCCGGGTCGATCTCGTAGGCAGGATCACGCGCCAGTCCGACCATCTGCAGCAGGAATTGCTGCTGGGCATCCCGCTCCACCAGCGCAGAGGACGCGCGGACCTCGATCTCGAAATCGCCCTTGATATTCTCGTCGTCGCTGTAAGCCATCATCCAGTCGAAGTACCGCTGGATGTGGGGACGGGTCATGTAGTCGTCGAAGCGCTTGGCCAGACGACGCAGCACACTCGTGGCGTTGTTGTTCTGCATCTGCATGCCGCCCAGGGTGTTCGGAGCGTCGCCGCGGATACCCTGCAGCATGGCCGGCATGCCCGTGGTGTCCTCGGCCATCTTGAGGCAGAAGTTGATGATGTTCATCAGCTCTACCTGCACCGATGGGACGACAAAGGCATTGAAGGCGGCGCGCACATCCGGCGTGTCTGCGCCTGCCTCCGCCCGCCACACCTTTCCGGGACGCAGGGTCCACTCGCCATCGGAAGGCGTCACCCCGTTGCCGATGATGATCTGGGGCGCCGCCGATAGCCCGGAGTTGTCCATCAGCGCGCGGGCACTCCCGTTGAGCATGCGCTGTACCGTGCGAATCTGCCGGCTGACCCCCACCCCCCAGGGCATGCCCGGCCGGCGCTGCCAGGCCAGCACGTCGTAGGGGAACTCGCCGTTCTCGATAGGGCTGAGCACCGTCTTGACCAGCCGGTCATTGATCATCACCGCCATGGTCGGCAGGCGGTCCTCGTCGCCCTCTTCCATGTCCACGCCCATCCGCGTCAGGTGCTCGCGGGCGCAATGACCATAGAAGATCCACATCTCGAACTCGTCATCACCAGCGCGGTAAACCGCCTCGGCGCCTTCGCGGGTGCGGGCCGGGCCTTCACGCAACACGGCCAGCAGCTCAGCCTGGTCGTAGCTCGGGTCTGCTAGCATCTCTTTGAGTTGCCTCTTGCCCACGTACTCGCGCTCGAAGGTGTAGCTGCCGTTGTGGATGTTCTCCCCGCATGCCGGGTCAGGGAAGAAGTTCCAGCAGTCGATGCGCTTGGAGCCGGGCTTGATCTCCTCCACCTTCGTGAACTCGGTCAGGCCCGTGGCCGGATCCTTGCGCGTCATGCGCATGACCCGAGTGATGGGGAAAGGCCCCTTAAGCACGCCGGAGCCGATGCGCGCGGCGTCCTCAATCACCTGGCGCACTTCGCCATGCCAGTTGCTCTCCACCAGCGGGTCTTCGATGGCGGTCTGCATTCGTTCCGCCGCCTGTCGGGCCTGCGCCTGCTGGGCCTCGATCTGCGCCTGCGCCTGCGCCGGATCGGCCAGCCCCATCGCCTGCGCCAACTGCGATAGCTGCATCCCGCTCAGTTGAGGGATGGGGGTGGGCTTGATCTCCCAGGCGCGGTCATCCGTGGGCAGCAGCATGTCAGCCACCCTCGCACTGGCCGCGTCCACGTAGGGCCGGGTGATGTTCAGGAACACCACTGAACGGGTTGGACCCTTCTGCGCCGGCTGCCCACCGATGATGGCCGCCTTGCGGCTGCGGTACAGCTGGTTGGCATTCTGGAACGCGCGGTTGGCGTCATCGATGCCCTGGTAGTGCTCTTCGTCCTCGGTCCACTCTTCCTCGATGCCTGAACCCGCCCGCCCGGCTATGGCCTCGCGGCGCTTGGCAAGGAGCGTAAGGACGAACTCGGCGCGCAGATCACGTTGCGGCTCGTCGGAATGGGGCTGCAGGCCCCCTTGGTTTTCGGTGGCTTGCATGTCAGTACCCTATTTCTCGGTCCAGGGGAGCCCAGTTGGTGGCGACTACCGGCTTCTGCTGCTGCGAGCGCAGCATGTGCTCCGCAGCCTGGGCCAGATAACGGAATCCGTCAGCGCCATGGCTGTACTCATCGTGCAGCGGCCCCATGGGCTCGTTCGTTTTCGTGTGCACTGCGCGCTGGTAGCGTTTGAGGCATTCGAGCAATCGTGCCGTCTTCACGGTGTCGAAGTAGCAGCGTGGGAACAGCATGCGAGCCGACTTGATGCCCTCTTCCACATCCAACGCCGCCAGGCATGTCACGCTGCGCCGCCCGAGCTCACGCAGCAGCATCTCCGCGTTCTTGCCCGTCTGCGGGTTCTTCGTCTTGCCGTCGTGAGGCAGATAGTCCGTACCCCAACGGTACGGCCGCTTCTCCAGTTCCCGGACGTACCAGTCATAGGTGCGGTGGCTGTCTTCGATGTAGTCGATGATCGCCACGGCCTGGGGCGAAATCTGAACCATGAGGATCGTCATGGCGTCGTTCCAGCCGAGATCCCACACGGTATGAACCGGGCTTCTTGGGTCGTAGGCCACACGAGCGGCCCGCTGATCGGCGTACAGCGCCTCAACCTCGTGCCGGTAAATAGCTCCAGCCGCCACCCTGCGAGCCTTACCCTCCCAGATGTGGGCATAGTCCTCGGCCAACATGGAGCGCTTGGCCTTCTGGCGCTCGTCCTCCAGCACCTGCGGAAACCACGGATTGTCCCGCCAGTTGATCTCCACACACCATGTGTCATCACTGACCGAGGCGACGAACCGGGTGTACACCTCATCGGTTTCCATGTCCGGGTTCATCGTGATCCAGATTTCCGACCCCTCCTTGCGGATCGTGGGGATCAGGATGTCCAGAGACTTCTTGGCGATGCTTTGGCCTTCCTCGATCCAGACGATATCGATGCCTTCGTAAGATTTGATGGAATCGACCGTGTGAGCCTGTAGGCCAGAGAACAGGAACAACGTGCCATTAGCCCCGCGTATTTCTGTGTCCAACACCTCATAGAACCCCGTCAAACCCATCTTCACGATGTAGTCCCTGAGCAACCGGTGCACTGAGTCGCGCATGGACTTCTGGATTTCTCGGGCGCACAGGATGCGCAGCGGTTTGCGCGCCGCCATCTCAAGCAGCACCTGGGCCACCGTGTGCGACTTGCCACCACCACGCCCGCCGCGCATCACCTTGTACCGGCGCGGCTGGTACAAGCCGGCCAGCTTCTCCGGCACCTGGATGTTGATTGCGATCCTGGGCTTGGCGATTGCCGATGCGATGCTCATTCGTCGCCCTCCTGGCGAGGCTTCGCAGGGACCAGCGTTACCGTGCTCTCGACCTTCACCGCGCCACCATCAGCACCCGTCAGTGCGTTTTCCACCTTATCGCGCCACAGATCGGGGCGGCGGTTCTTGAGCCAGAAAATGGCCGCCGTGGTGTCCGGGGGGTAATGCTTGATCGTCGGCGTGATGACGATGGAGTGGTCAACCACCCGAATGTCGTCCTCGGGGTGCTCGTAGCCGGTTGCGCGGTGGAACAGCTTGCTCGCCACCTCGGCGTCAGCAATGACCTTCCCCTTTTTTATGGACTCAAGAAAATCAGGCTTGGCCTGCTTCCATGCATTGATGGTTTGCTCTGAGACCTCGAATGCTTCGGCCAGCTCCTTGTCCGTAGCTCCCAACTTCGTCAGCTTTAAAGCCCATTCGGCGTACTCGTCCCGATAGCTCGTCGGACGGCCTGGCGCGGGCATGGCTTTACCTGCGTCCTTTCTGGCAGCAGGCGTCTTCTTGGCGGGGGCTATTGCCTTATTCGGCGCAGGGCGCTTGCCCGCAGGAGTAGTTGCCATGCCCGGGAGTGTTCCGGGCATGGTCCAGGTAGTCGAACCCTACGCGGGGGGGCGGCTAGTCCGGCACCTCTTTGCCATACCGGCTGGAGACCAGCGCCCGCATGGCAGCAATCAGGGGAGTCCGGCCCTCCTGCCAGGTGCCGCGTGAATCCTCCGAAGACACCACCGCGCACCAAATCCATCCCTTGCCGGGCATCGGAGCAACGTGGATGTGCTCCTTCTCGATGATGGGCCGGTTTCAGCCCAGGAAGTTGAGTAGGGAGGGCCGGGCGGCTTTCCGATGACCTTGGCGGCCCAGGTATCTAGAGTGGCGCCGCTGAGTTCCGAGACTTTCATGGCGCCATTGTCAGGCTTCCAGCAGATCCATTTGAGCCGGATCGGCCTCCAGCCTTGCTTGCAGACCCTCCACCTTCCGCTGCAGCTTGCGCACCTGCTCCAGTAGCTGCATCGTCTGGTGAGTGTGCTCTATCACTGCAGTCTGAGCGGCGGCGCCTGCGGCGACAGGAGCCACCTGGGTGCGCCACTCGTGCGGGTTAAACGCCATCACCATGTCGCCCTTCTCCAGCTTGACGTGCCCAGTCGGCATCACAGTCACGCTGATAGGCTCGCTGGGCTCATGTCTCTGGCACGGCCGATACACCCCCCGCTCGGGGCACCAGATCTCATCCCGCTCCTTGAGCTCCTTGATGCAGTCGTTCACCGTGACCGTCTTGAGCCCGGTCTGGCGGACGATGGAGGCACAGGTGATCTCCATCTCTTGGTCGTACAAGGCGTGGATGGCCTCCAGTACCTGGACTCGGCTACTGCGCTTTTCGGTGAGGTTCTTGTCGGTCATAGGCATCCTCCTGGGCGAGCAAGGGCGAAAACGCTGTTTGGCTGTGTGCGCAGGGCGTGCGCTATCGTGGTCTCCGCGGACGCAGGTGGCTCTGCCTGTGGTTGCGGCTGCTTCGGCTTTGGCGGCCGTACCAACTCACGCCACCCGGTGACCGCCTCATAGCGGATCTGGCGGTTCGACCTGTCAGCGGTCATGAGTCCGAGGCCAACGGCCCTGCTGCAGTACTTGGCCACGTTGGCGGACTCGACTCTGCCGGACATGGCTAGGCGGATTTCGGTTGTGTTGGCTGTGCCACGACTTTCGGTGATCTCAAGCACCTCGCGGATGCGGTGGCCTACTGGGCGTCCCACTTCTTCATCTCCTTGAGCTTGGCCTTGTGCTCCCGCCAGATGGCGTCGATCTCGTCGCTGGTCAGATCGCGGCGGGCGTTGTCGCATTCCAGGGCTTCCACGTAGGCCAGCCCGTAGCGTTCGATCAGTCCCAGCCTGTAATTGATCTGGTTGCCGTGCAGGTGGGTGTTGCAGGGCTGGCATTGCTTGTGAATGTTCCGGGTGTCCAGCGCCAAGTGCTTCGCGGCTCCGCGGCTCCGGTAGTGCCCGGCATGCCATTGGCCTTCGTGGTGCCGGCCGCAGGAGATGCATGGCAGATCGGCATCGCGTGCGCGCACGTAGGCGTTCACCGCAGCCTGGGCGCGGGCGTGGCGCTCGCTGCGGGTCATGGCCTTTTCCTTGCGCTTGCGCGTCTCTGCCAAGTCCGCCTTCGCGGCAGCCTTCTCTGCCGCCTTCTGCTTGCGCAGGTCCTTGTACGCGCACTTGGGGCTGCAGATGTTGTGCAGCGTGGTGCGCGGGACGAAGAGCTGTCCGCACTGCTTGCAGGGGCGGGCCTTGGGCTCGAAGGGCTTCATTTGCGCTCCTGCCATACCAACACACAACCCACCACCAGGCAGATAACCGCCAGCCATGCAGCAACGTCTGCCCTGACATGCGGAGCGGCAATGATTGCCGCGCCCAAAAATTGATACTCGCTGGGCTTCATCAGTGCATCCCCTTTGCGCGGCCGGCTGCAACCATCTGCTGCGCGATTCGCATCGATTGCGGGCTGACCGGCTCCAAGCCCCGGTCGGACTGCCCATTCCGGTAGCCGTGCCAGTAGCTGGCACTTTTCTGGGTGTAGTCCACGGCGATGTAGCCCAGGCCAGCGCGGTAGCCAGACAGACATTCGTCGTCGTTGATCTGCGCGAGATCGGTGATGGGTTCGATGTATTCACTCATCGCACGATCCCCCTTGCGATCAAGTACTTCTGGTAGGGGGCGCGGATCAGTTGATTGAACTTGCGTGCGGCCACTTGATCGATGTCGAGCTCCTTGCGCGAAGTGATCGTGCAAATTGATTCCAGCACTTGTTTGGCGCCAAGTTCGCTCTTCACCTCGCCGCCGAATTCGCGGCGCAAAAAACCCCAGAACTCCGGCTCCTTGCACCATTGCACTGCGCGCCAGCAGAGGTCACCCAGGGGCTCGCGGGCAGAACGCGGATTCGCGCTTTGCTTTGAAATCAATGGGTTAGGCAAAACCGGCTGCTCGTCATCCCCGATCTGCACAAGCACGGCCATGAACCGCTTTCCGTCCAGGCCCTTGAACTTGTCCAGGTCTGCGGATTCGGCCAAGGCGAATGTGACCTGTACGCCCTGTGTGCTGCTTTCTGACCAGCGACGGAGTTGGACTTCGCCTTGAAAGGCGGGAGTGATGCTGTCAGTCATGCGTGTACTCCATTTCCACCGGGCCAAACACGATCAGGCCGGCCGGCACGCGACAAGCCCAGTTCAAGACCGCGACGAATCCGGCCGTCACAGGAGTGCATTCGGCCAACTGGCGCAACGCTTGGTAGCGGCTCATTCGAGCGCCCCGTGATAGCGCCGAACCGGCAGCGGCGTGAGCTGGCTCACATGGGCCAGGGTTGCGGGATGCAGGGGCCAGGGCTGTTCGCGGTCGATCAGCGCAACTCTGATGACGCCACAGCCGTTCTCCAGCGCCAGGTATTCGTCTTGGCCGAATGCGTAGCGCTGGCCCTGGTGGGCTTTGGTGCAGCCGGTCATGCTGGTACCTCGTCGCGGCTGGGCGCGGGAAGCCACGCAAGGCTTTCATCCAGCGCGTCGTCTCCAGGATCGCGGATGGGGCGCAGGCAATCATCGGCAACCCATTGCCACTCCCAAACCGTCGCGGCATGGCTGATCCCATCGACCAGATGCCAGCCAGCCCGGCCGCGAATCACCTCCAGCCGCATGCACTGCACGATTCGTCCCAGCATCCATGCGTTCTGTGGATCAGTGATGCGGCAGACCATCGCCAAATCCCCGGGCTTGCAGTTCATGTCCCTACCCTCCATTCCTTGGCCGTGAGGCCGACAACTTGCCCAACCACACTGCGCGGGCATTGACCACATCCGGTGCAGCTTCCTTGTGTTTTGGGCAAGTGTGCTGTGGTGGATATGTGGTCCAGGGAGCGCGCATCGGAGCGCACTCGCCGAAGCCGTGCTTCGCCATGGGCAGTTGCTTCCCGGCGCTGGTCCGTAGGAGCCAGTGGACGCATGTGGCGCATGTCATGCATTCGCGGCCTCCGAGAACAAGTCGCCAGTGATCCAGAGCGCGTACACAATCTGGCTGTCCGGGACCGCGCCTCCTGCGCGCACGAGGTCCAGCAAGTGGTTTGCCTCTGCGCGGGTCATGCGATCTCCTTTGGGGCGAACATCAGATCCAACCGGCGCAGCTCTGCCGCCTCATCTCCACCTGCAGTGGCCACAGCATTTGCAATCGCCGCCTTGAGCCCATCAAGACTCATGGGCAAATCGACAAAGCCGGTTTTCCGGTCGATAGCCTTGCGCGCGTGACGCTCGTTAATTTCGCGAGCCCGGGCCGAATAGGCACTCTTGAGTTGCTGGCTCATCTGCAGGGCAGGCTGGGCCGGCCGGTATACCTCGCGCGGCTTGTTCGCTGCGCAGAGAGCGACGAACTGCGGCAGGCTGGGCGGAAATTCTGGGTGGCGCTCCACGCACTGGGCAAGTGCGGCCCTCACCACTCCAGCGTCAAATTCGCGCAGGCCGTGGCCCCATATCTGCCTGGCACTAACGATACCGGCATCACCGCCCTGCGCGTCCACCTCGCCCGTGGAGAACTTCGACAGAAACAGGTTCCCGTAGAAACCGTGGAACACCTTGAAAATGTTGTTGACCACCTCGGTGGGCAAAGGCGGCTGGGGACGCTTGAGGCTTTCTGCATCCACGATGACAGGCTTAAACATCGATGCACTCCGGGTGTTGAGGCTGCTGTGAGCCAAAAATGGTTGCCGCTGCGGCGCTGTAGCGGCCACTGTTCTGCTGAGCAGCAAGGGGGGGGACACGGGCCTGCACGGTCCAGTCGTTGAGGTAGTGCCGATCAGGTCCGAAGAACGTGGCGGCGTGCTTCACAAATCGCGGCTCGGTGTGGTTTGCCTCGCAGTACGCGGCATATCGGCCGATGCCTTGCAAGATGGTTTCCGCGGTCTCGCCATCCGCCAATCGCGCCCTCCAGGCCTTGAACGCCTCCGCCTTCGAGTGCCCCGTTCGGCTCGGGTAGGCCATCCATGCCTGCTCAAAATCGACGCTGTAACCGCTCGACTTGGCACGTGACTGTTCTGAACGTAGTGAAGAACAGTTATCTGAGCTATGAGGAGCTTTCGGGTTAGGTTCGCCTTGGGATTCGTTTGGGTTACCTGTCGAAAACCCACTGGGTTTTTGCTGGGTTTCTTTCTTTGGCCTTCCACCCTTCTTCCCATTCAACCTAGCCGCTTCGATCGCGGGAGCCGCCTCGGTTATTTCTTCTACGGCTCGTTGGTTCCTGCGAAGGCCATCCGCGCCCAACGGGAAAAACATATCAGCCACCGAGCGAACGGCCTCTTGCTCGGGCCTGGACATGGCGCGGCATATGCGATACAGCTCGTCAAAGGATCCCGGCAGGGGCGCCTCCGTCGAATACACCTCATCCAGCAGCAGCGTGTATGCACCGTGCTGGGCCAACGTCAGTCGGGCGGTCTTCCTCCCGTAGTCAGCTGGATAGCGCTTGTAGAAGTTCAAGCGGTTACTCCCCTACCCCAAACGGGTCCGCCGGGTCGTACTTGCGATAAGTGCCTGAGTAGGCGCCAAGCATGTCCAGAACCTCGTAGGCCACCTTGTGCGGGTCAGCAACCACCTCGCTGCCGGTGAAGTGCAGAACGCGGAAACCCTGCTTCACCAGAAAGCGATCGCGGGCCTTCTCGTAGGCGCGCTGCCTCTTGTCCTTGTCGTGGAAAGCATGGCCATCCAACTCCACCACCACTGGACGCAGGATCTCGTCCGGCCCCAAGCCGACCTGGGATAGAACAAAGTCCACGCGGAAATCGCCGATCTTCACCTGGGGCCGGATGACGATGCCGTCCCCGATCGTCAGAGCACCTTTGGCGTCATAGGCCGGCCCCGGATTGGCGGCGATGTTCTCTGCTAGGCATTGGGCATGCGCGGCGATCCAAAACATGTCCTCGATCGGCGACTCAAGGCGCTCAAGGCACGTCACGAACATGTCCTGCGAGAAGCGCTCTCCAAGCATCTGGCCCACTCGCGCCGAGGTCTTGTCCAGCATCGCCCAGACGTTGTCCACCAGTTTGCGGTCTTCGCTCATACAGACTCCCCAACCCGCGACTTGCCGCGCATGAGGTGTTCACCGCCCTGCTGCACTTTCTGGCCCATGTCACGCTCCCTTGCTGATGCGTCGGGTCTTCGCCACACTGGCGGCGCTCTGCTCGCGCGATTCGATGGTGATGCCGCTCTTAGCGCGCGGCGCTATGTCCACCGTGCGGCGACCATTGCTATCCATGGCTTTAAGCGTGCCGAAAGCGCTGGTCTCCCTTGACTGGGAGGCCTTGCTTTTGGGCTTCGCGGCTGGGATGTCGAGGTCGGGTCCGCGTGGCCTGACCGACTGGAATGCGTTGAGGGGGAGGGAGTGGTTCATGCGGCCCCCATGCCTTCGAGCTCGCGCATCATCTCGGCCATCTTTGCCCGCATGGCCTGCACCTTCTTGGCCGTGTCATTGCGTGCATCGGCCGCAAGGAAGCGCTCCACCAGATAAAGGACCGGCGTGGTGTCGCCTGTTTTCTCGATGTAGCGCTCCAGGCTGTCCACGCTGAAATTGCGGCTGGCATCCTCGGAAAGCTGCACAGACAGGTTGCTGGGCGCTTGGTCCAAGTCGATTGCCACGCGCTTCAATCCGCGCTGATAGACACCGGTGGCCACACAGTCCCGCAAGGACGCATAGCGCTCTGCAAGACCCGCTTCGAAGTTCAGCGTGAGCTGGTCTTTCGATGCGCTGATAACGCTTGATGACATGTCTTATCTCCGGGTATCACTGGTTATCAATGGCGGGCCAAACAATGAACGCCATGAACACGAAAAGAAAAGCGCCCAGCACCGAAGCGCCGGGCAAAGGCCACTGCGAAGTGGCTCTGGAGGGATGGGGTGCCCGCCCTGCCCTGCCGTACGATGGAGCCACCACAGCAACCATCAGCAGAGAGGACGGACATGAATCGGTGGCAACGCTGGAAGGCGAAGCATTGGGACGACATTCCGGCGAATTTCGACAGCGGGCCGGGCTGGGTCTTCATCGGTTCGCCGCGAAAGCGACCGTTGCGCAGGCTTGCGAACTGGTGCGTCCACAACGGATGGAAATTGACTGGCACGGCCATCGCTGCCGTAGCAGCTGCAGCGGCACTCATACAGGCGCTCCGATAACAGCGACTTCCCAGTCGGGCTCGCTGACTACGACAATGGAGTTGGAAGGGTTGGACTCCCTGAGCGTTGCCACAGCCAATTTGATGCGGTCGGCCTCATCCGGCGTGAGTCGATCTTTGGCGCGAAGCACCAACGTTCCGCCTGCGGGCACGACGAGGAATTCCAGGGGGATCGCCTTACGCCTTCTTTTGAACATGTCAGGCCTCCTCTTTAGCGGGGAGGGAGGCGAGTTCGGGCGGGATGGCGATGCCAGATCGCACGCACGCGGCCAATACTCGATCAGCCAATCGACGTGGCAGGCATTCGGGCCACTGCGATATAGCCTGTGGGTTGATGCCAATGGCTTCAGCGGCTTGTGTGACCGTGCCGCCAAGCACCTCAATGGCTTGAGACTTTTGCATCGGCGCAGGTTAGCACACTAACAATCAATACGCAAGCACGCTAACCACCCAAACAAGTAAGCTAACTTACATGAGCACGCTACAAGATCGCATCGCGGAAATCATGGCTGCGACCGGGAAGCAGGTAGGCGAAATCGCCGACATCACGGGCGTTACGTCGTCCGCTGTTACGCAGTGGAAGGACGGTCCAACAAAAAGCATCAAGACTGGTCCGGCTACCAAGCTTGAAGAGGCAACGGGCTACAGTGCCCGGTGGATAGCCACCGGCGAAGGAGCGAAGCTTGCCGGTCCCGTGCAATCCAGGGCCACAGGTGCGCCGCCATCCATGCAGCCCATCCTTGCGTGGGAACACCCGGACGACCTCCCGGAAGGGGAATTTGTCCTCATCCCTCGTCTCGGGGTCCGACTGTCTGCCGGGAATGGCTGCGAGCAGGTCGAAATCGAATTCATCGAGAAACAACCCCAGGCGTTCCGAACCGACTGGATCAGGAAGAAGCGTCTCCAGCCGAAAAAGCTCGCGTCGATGACCGCCGATGGCGACTCCATGGAGGATCGCATCCAGAACGGGGATGCACTGGTGGTGGACACGTCCCATACCGATGTGGTGGATGGTAAGGTTTACGCCCTGTGGTACGACGGCGGGGAGCGGGTAAAGAGGCTGTATCGCCTACCAGGTGGGGGCCTTCGCATACAGTCCGACAACCCGAAACACCCGACAATCGAGGTGCCGCCGAATGAGATGGAGCATGTCCGCATCATTGGGCGCGTGGTGCACGTTGCTGGCGAAGGCGGGCTATAGGAGAGGTGCGCCCCACCAAGCCCAAGAAGACAGAAGGGGTGAGGCAAGGAGAACGGATGCCTGCGAGTTTTGTTGCGTACATCGATGAGGCCGGCGACGAGGGCTTCAAATTCCTGCCAAATGAAGCAGGTAGTTCGCGGTGGTTTGTCCTTTCCGCGGTTGTTTTCCGACACTCAGGAACCCTGGCCCCGGTGCAAGCCCTTGCGGAAGTTCGCACCACGCTGAATGTTGAGGCGAAGAAGCCCATCCACTTTAGGGACTTGAAGCATGAGAAGCGCGTTGTATGCACGAGCATCATCGCCAAATATCCGTTTCGCACCGTCACAGTCGCGAGCTACAAGCCTGACATTGACGATCCTGAGCACTATCGCAGCAACAAAGACTTGCTCTATCGGTATCTAACAAGATTGCTGCTGGAGCGCGTGTCGTGGCTATGTCGTGACAACAAAAAGCCAGAGGAAGGAGACGGGTGTGTTGATCTGGTGTTCTCAGATCGCGCAGCAATGTCGTACGAAGACATGCGCGCATATCTGCGTCATCTTCAAGCCCAAATGGATGGCAGCGTCAGAATTCATTGGCCGGCAATAAAGACTGAAAATATCCGAGCAGTGCAGCATGCCAAGCTCGCCGGACTTCAAGTTGCTGACGCGGTTGCATCTAGCACCTTCTTCGCACTACACCTGAACCCCTATGGCCATGCCGAACCACGTTACGCCAACATTCTGAAAGGCCACGTCTATCGGCATAAGCAATCCCGACTTGGGTACGGGCTGAAGTTCTTGTCGAACTTTGAGTCCCTTAAAAGCAGAATGCCGCACGTCGGTGCGGCATTCGGGGATTGGTGACAGCCCCCAGCTTCGAGGATCCCACCCATTTGGGCTGCCACCTTCCGGTGACCTCTACAAGCGCTGCGCTTGACTGTCCCTTGCAGTCTAACGCAGAGCATCACTTAGCACAAGAAAAACCATCAGGCAACTGTATAAATATACAGTTATGTATAGTGCTTTTGCCACAGCCGTGCGCTGACGATCGAGAGGCGCTCCACACATTCCTTCTTCGCGATGTTCTCAGCCCTCCTCTGCCTGGTCGTCGCCATCAGCGACGGCGACACCCTCACCGCCCGCTGTGGCGAGCCCGGGGCCTACGAACAGGTCAAGGTGCGCATCGCCGCCATCGACGCGCCGGAGAAGCGCCAGCCTTTCGGCCAGCGTAGCCGCCAGCACTTGGCCGAGCTGTGCTTCCAACAGCAGGCCACCATCACCCCCAGGTCGATGGACCGCTACGGCCGCACCGTGGCCGAGGTGGGGTGCCGCGGGCAGGATGCCGGTACCGAGCAGGTGCGCGCCGGCTTGGCCTGGGTCTACACCAAGTACGCAGTTGGCCGTACGGATCTGGAAAAGCTGCAGGCTACGGCCAAAGCTGAGGGGCACGGGCTGTGGAGCCAGGAGGCTGTGGCGCCGTGGGAATTTCGACGACTCCCAAAAAGACTTGCGCCATAGCTCAAATTGAGCTACATTACATCCATGGTGATCGAAATTGATTGCCGCCCGCCCCGGCGGTACCGGGCATCCTGATAGGAGCAACATCATGCAAGCAGCCATTACTCTCCGCGAAGCCAACAGCATCGCCCGCAAATTGGGCCTGGTGCGCGGCGCCGGTACGTACAACGGCGGCGCTTACTGGAAGCGCCCCGGCTCCACTGCCATCATCACCCGTGAGCGCCTGGCCGAGATGGCCGGCCGGGCGTGAGCGAAGACCTGCCGATTCACCTGCGCGTACCCGCCGAGCTGAAAGCCCTGTGGGTGCGTGAAAGCCGCGCCGCCAGCATGAAACTGACGGACTGGATCATCTCGCGCGTGGAGCGAAAAATGCACATTCCCGAAATCGTGACCGAGGTAGCCGTGCTGGCCGAGCAGGCCGCCGATCTGCCGATTTACTTCAAGAGCCGCCAGGCCGCCGATGGTGTCGAGGCCATGCTGCAGGCCGCCCGCGCTTTCCAGTCTGCGCCCCACAACCCGGCGCGTCTTGATGCTGCGCTGTGGCTGGGTGAGGCGTACCTGCTTTTTTCTCGCGGACTGCCCGACACGGGCGGCAATGAGCAATCAACCGGCTGGGTCACGGCCCGCCAGATCGCGCAGTTGCTGGGCGGCCCGGACGTGTGGGAGCGCCGCGTGCGGGCCGAGCTTGCGTAGCTGTGGCCGGCAGGAAATTCACGCACGGCGAATGATGCGCAAAACGCGGGCTAAAGCAAGGACTCCGGCGTGACTCCCGACGATCTGCGCGCCTGGCAAGCCCGCATGGGCTACACCCAGCAGCAGGCAGCCGCCGAACTCGGAGTGAGCTGGGCCACATACAAACGCTATCTGACAGCGGGGGCTGGGCTGACCGCAGGCTTGGCCTGCGCCGCTCTGGAAGCCGGGCTCAAGCCTATTGGGGGCGAGAGCAGCTAAGCGGGGCGCACGGCGTAGACCTCGACCTGGAAGCCGCATACCTCGGATGCCACCTTGTTCGCGGCATCAAGGACAGCGAGCCTCGCATTCAGGTCTGGCGGGTAGTCAACCTGCTGGGCCTGCATGTCGTCCAGGCACTCCACCTCCCATCCCGCCGTTCCTACCTCCCAGACTCCGAGGCCTGATGCTTCGATGACCTGGCGCGCGACAGCGATTGCCTGTCCCGCCACGTTCGATGCCAGAGGTCGGCCGTCCAGCGGACGCAGTTCAAGATGGATTGTCATGATGCCTCCACTGGCCCAGCTTGGAACACCTCGACGGGCGCGAGCCTGAGCAGCGCCCTCGCCTCTTCCACTGTGCCGGCCAGCCACTGGTCATAGTCGGCCGGCTCCAGCGGGATCACGCTGCGCTTGTCCTGCATGTCGGCAGCGAGCTTGGGGTCGGGCTTGTGCATCCTGCGCATCAACGGGTGGGCGTCAGCGTTGATCGTCAGCATCGTGTAGCTCTCGTGCACCTCGCCCGTGACCTTGTCGGTCCACGTGGCCCACAAGCCGGCCAGGCCCCACGGCCGCCCATCTGCACGGCGGAACCGCCACCAGACGTTCTTCCCGCTCTCCCAGTTCGGCTCGTCGAAGTCTGCAGCCGGGATGATGCAGCGCTGCCCGCGCGACCAGGGGTGCTTGTAGCTGGCCTTGGCCTCCAGCTCCTCGGACCGCGCGTTGTTGGTGGGGTACTTCAGGCGCGGCTCCTTGGCGAACCAGGGGATCAGGCCCCACTGGCCGACCACCAACTCGCGGCTGTAGCCCACGTCATCCCGCGCGCGGCGGATGAACGGCCCTTGGCCGCGGGGATAGAGCGCGTCGTCCCACCAGCGCAGTGGGTTCTGACGCCCGATGTGCCACTCGCGCTCGATTTCCAACTCTTTCGGTGGGGTATACCGGTTGCACATGGCCGCTCCCAAATTCTGAGCGGCCATCTTATGCGCCGCCTGCCGGCGCTGGTGTAGGAGGCCCCGCCGATGTCACCAGTCTTGGACGTGGGGCACGAATCTAGGCCGATAGCTGTATATTTGACCAGTGTTCTGTGAAGTCATCACCCTGCGAAAAGACGGCATGCGGCTGCGCCCGGAAGAGTGGCCTGAACCCGAACGCGGCCGTCTGGTTATGGGTCACATGCCAGCGACGATTTGTGCTGACAGGCGCACCGTCCGCGAGGTGAGCCTCATGGGCCGGTGGGTATCAACGGCGAGGTGCATTCTCAGACTCTTCGACGCCGATTTCGTTGATGTCGTCGGGGATGGATTCCTGCTGCGCGGGCACATCCTCAATGTCGTCGAGAAGCGTGTGTTCGTCCACGAGCAGATCTGGCTAGTGCGGCCGTGCCAGACCGAAGACGGCCCGCCCCTGCCCCGTTTTGACGTCCGCCCCTTCTTGAAAAAGCTGCCCATTGAAGACCGTGCCGACAATGAGCCCAGCGTCAGCGAGCGCTGGCGCGAAGCCCATCCCGACTGAGCCCATGAACACCCCGCCCGATCACCCCACCCTGCTCCGCGTTCCGACCTGGTATGGCGGGCCGCCCGACGAGTTCATGCTGCCGCTGCCGGCTGACCAGTACGAGGCCGCCCTGAGCGCCGAGCGGGGCTTCTGGCAGGTGCTGGTGCGTGATACCGGGGAGCGCGTGTACCACGGGATCGGGCCGGTGGAGGTGGTGGTGTCGCGAGCTCCGTTCTGACGGCCGCCCAACCGCCCTAGGGCGGTTTTTTGCGCCAACAGGATGGGGTATTTACAGCAGCAGTTGCTGCACCTGCTCATTCGGATTGATGTGCCGGAGAACCTTCAAAATCTCGCGCTCCACGGACACCTTCTGCCCAGTGCGACTTTGGACAATACGCATCTCGACCTCCAGCACATCGCCCTTTCCGAACCGTTCAATGCCTTTGTCCACCCGCATCAGGAAGTCACCATCCAGGATTCCGGCCGAAAACGATGATCCACCGTCTGAGAAGCGCCACTTGTTCCCGTCCTGGAACACGGGGCTGATGACCGTCAGTATCATCTGTAGCGTGTTGTCGGACATGGGAACGACCGCAGCCACCGGCACAAAATAGGCCGCCTCATTTGCCGCAACGTGTGCTATGGGCTTTGCCTCATTGCCCAGCCGAAGCGCATCAACACCCTCAACCGATAGGGCCTGGTTCACGAACTTGTCCACCGCATCAGCAGCCTTGGGATTCATCACCAGAGTGAACGACTCCGTGCGGACGTTGATGATCTGGCCGTCGTTGTTCGTGACATTGATCTGCTGACCAATCTGGGAAACCTCCGCTGGCGGCTTCCCTTTCAAGTGCTTCCAGACTTCGAAGGCACCCTTCACCACTTCCAGCAACTGATCGGGCGTGAGTGCCGTGAATATCGTGGCCGCCATGCCGCCCACGCTGAGCAGGATATTCGTGACGAACGAGCCCTGCTCGAAACCCGACACCTCCGCTTTCGCCTGAGCCGAATCCCCGTAGGTCTCCTTCACGGCGGCCACCATGAACTCCGTGAAGGCAATCATGTTGGCAGACGTTTGGTACACGTCCATCGCCCCGTCCTGCAGCGCGGGGCCTTCGTACTTGAGCGCGATCTTGGTCTTCATGTGTCTGATTGTGACAGGCCGAGCTGTCACCAACTTTTCAGAAATGACCTCGATCAACCGGGTGGGCATGGGGAGAGTGTAGCGCGCTAACAAAATAAAGTTAGCATGCTTGACAAATGAAGTTAGTGCACTTACATTGCACCCATCGCACCACACAAGCGAAACACCCCCGGCAAGCGATCCGAAGCCGGTAAGCCCTACAGGAAGCAGCGGGCGGGGTCAGCAGAAATGCCGGGATGTGGGGCGGTGGGGATTGATCTGCGATCGAGCGGCAATCCGACATGGCCTTTAACAGAGTGAGTGATTTAGAGAGGTGAACACATCGGGCTTTCGTCGGCCCGCAGTGCATAGCCGTAGCGGGGCGAGATTCCCCGCAGATTCGAGAGTGGGTGCGTGCTGGACGCGGGTTCGATTCCCGCCAGCTCCACCAAAAGCACACATAGACGCAAGACAGGGCGGCCCAAGCGCGCTGCCCAAAGCGAGACGATGGGGGCCTCAAATGCTCTCCGCTGTGTGCTTTTGATGGGGCTGACAAGGTTTCGACAGCGCGAGGAAACCGACGATGACGGCTCGATAGGCGACTGCCGTAAGCAGCGCAAAACGAAGAACTGCCAATGACAGCTCTTTCTTGATGACGGCTAACGCCTAATCGGACTCGCCCAGCAGTTGGCAACAGAAGCTGGGCACCTCTCTCAATCACTTACCTGACTGGCGTTTAACAAGAGATCGATGTGTTGCGCGGCTTGCATGGCCGGAGAGCGCCCGATTCAAGCAATAGCGCGCGGTGACTGCAAGCCCAGTGCACAGGCCCAGCTCGGAAAGTCTTGATGGCAGCCCAGGCCGCGCAACACATCGTTCTCGAAACAGCTCCTGCGGTTCCGCCCTCAAGGGAAGCGACAGCAGGCACAAGCCGGGAGTGGGGTAGCTCCGAATCCGGATAGGCGGTCAGCCGAAATCAGACCAACAGAGAGATGCACAGCGGCGGTCGCTCCCTCGCTCTCTGCTCCACGCAAAAACGTGGGCCGCATGCCTCGCGGTGACAGCACGGGGAAGAAATGCGGGCAAGTTGCCGACAGGCGAGTTACCCAGGCAAAGGAAGCGCCGCGAGCGCATGGGGTACTTGGGTGTGGCGAGCCCTTAACGCATAAGTCCAGCCATACACACGAGCAGCCTTAGAGCGTCATAGATTGGGCCTGAATCTTCCCGCAGTGGATCTGGACGAGTAACCAGAAGATGGCTTTGGCAGCAGAGCCATTCCTTAAGCCTGGCTTGCTGGGCTTAAGGAATTAAGAGGATCAGTAATGGCTAAAAGAACACAAGAGATGAAAGAATTCATTGCGGCAGCACTTGAAGCGCCGCCAGGCCCATGCGTCTTATGGCCGTACTACAAATGCGCTGATGGCTACGGACGACTGCGCATGGCAGGCGAAAGGCGTGCACACCGCGCAATCTTCACCTTATGCAAGGGGCAGATTCCAACAGGCCATGTCGTCATGCACACATGCGACATACCGGCTTGCGTAAACCCGCATCACCTAGAGGTCGGAACACACAAGGACAACACCGCCGACATGATGTGCAAAGGCCGCGGGAAGCGCTGCTTAGCGCCGGGAAACTTCGCGGACAACCGTGGAGAGAGACATGGACGAGCGAAGCTCAGCGAAAGAGATGTGCTCGCAATCCGAGCAGCGCATGTTGCTGGCTCGACTGACGTATCCGCAACGGCCGCCAACTACGGGGTCTCCCGTCAGGCTATCTCTGACATCGTCCGTCGCACGACATGGAGGCATATCTGACTGAGTAACCGGCGTAGCCCCTCCCCAGGGGCGAACCTCAAAGCGTCTTGATGGTCCGGGCGCTTCGATGTTCTTGGAAATCGAGATGCATACCTACATCAACCCGTTTCACAACAAGCACTACACCGGCTCCAAGCCGCTCATCACGACTTCCGCCAAGCCAGAAGAGCGCAGTGGGCATTTGATCTTCAAGGTCGCCGATCAGCACTACGACATCGTGAAGGACGGTGTGCTGTTTACGCAAATGGCCGGCCGCAGTGGTGCGCACAAGTTCGTTGACAGACTGGCCTGACCACCCCACATCAAGGAGAGCAGCATGGAAGCAAAGCACACGAAGGGACCTTGGCAATATGAGCTGGCGCCTTCCGGAGGGTTCGACATTGAGACGGGCGCCAACGATGTTGGCCGCTACATGGTAATTGCCTCTCGGTCATCTCACGAAGGCCGCATAGACGAGATGCATGCCAACGCCCGCCTGATTGCATCAGCGCCAGAGATGTATGCCCAGCTACAGACATTCACATGGTGGGCGGGCAAGCTTGCGGCGCGCGAGAGCTTGTCGGATGCACTAAGAAGGACTGCAGCAGCTCATCATGAGATAGGCAAGCGGCTCCTAGCCAAGGCCACCCAGTAACCCCACTCCCCGGCAGTGCCGGACTATCAATTACGGAGGGCAACATGCTCAACATCAACGAAGAAGACCTTAAGAAAGCCATCGTCCAGAAAGCTGCTGACGAAATCCTGCGGCAGGACGAAGACCTCACATCCATGATCCGCGAAGAAGTCAAAGCGCGGCTCGACAAAATATTCGTGGATCGCGCGCAGGCGCAAGTGTCTGCCGCTATTGACGATGCCATCCGTGACGGCTTCGAGCGCGAGTACCAGCGAGTGAGTCCGTGGGGCACTCCTGAGGGCGAGAAGACCAGCATCCGCAAGGAGCTGGACAAGGTGGTGACCGGCTACTGGTCAGCTCGCGTGAACACGAGAACCGGAAAGCCCGAGAGCAGCGACTACAACACTGTGACCCGCGCTGAATACCTGATGACTCAGATCTGCGCCGAAGACTTTTCCAAGGGCATGAAGGACGCAGTGATCGCCGTGACAGGCGGTCTGAAGGATGGACTGCGGAAGCAACTTGGTGCGCACATGGACGGCATGTTGGACGAGCTTTTCCGTATCAGGAGTCTTCAAGACCAAGGGAAGGTCGAAAAGCCCTGGTAAACCGAGCAGCGGCAATACAGGATACGCCAGCATGAGCCGAGTGGTTCAGTCCACAGGCAAGCAACAGTGCATTCTCATTCGCGTGACGCCTCGGAGAGACGAGGGCCATCAAGTGCTGAGGTTGGATGGGGCGGCGAAAGCCGCGATTCCGCAGGAGCGAACACGCTGAGGTACAGCCTCAGCACTTGATGGTGAATGCGCAGTTGCGATGCGCAGCGTGATAGCGAACCCGGGCACGCGGTCGAGCGGACGTATCTCGAACTGGGCCAAGTCGGATAAGCAATCGGCCACCATCAAGAGCGGGTCGGGGTTCCTGGCCGTGTGCGCAGCGAGTGGAAGCCTCGCACCCATTCTCCTAACAGGCCCCGCGCCTGTTTTCGCCCAGCCATAGCGCTGGGTTTTTTATTCCCATCGCCGCACCGCGGCACCCCACCAAATCAACAAAGGAGCCTCGCATGGCTGAGCAGAAAAAGCGCTGGGAATTCGTCCCCGGCGATGAAATCGTTATTGCACCGGGCCGCACAGTGAAGCGCATCCGTGCGCTGGTCGCAATCGCTGTGCTGGGCGTTGTGCCTGGGGATGCGGGCGGTTACGTCGAGAAAGAAGAGAACCTTTCGCAGGTGTCCGGCAACGCGTGGGTGTACGGCAACGCGCGGGTGTCCGGCGACGCGCGGGTGTCCGGCGACGCGTGGGTGTCCGGCGACGCGCAGGTGTCCGGCAACGCGCAGGTGTCCGGCAACGCGTGGGTGTCCGGCGACGCGCAGGTGTCCGGCGACG